CGACGTGATGTTATCGTCCAGAGCCACTGTGAACACCGTCGATTCGGCGAGGTTCAGCGTGAGCACGCCACTGACGATGTTGGGCGAAGACGTGATCTCGCGTGGAGTCGCCGCTCGAAGCACCCAGTTCGTGCCATTCGACACCGCCATCACGGTTTCGTTCTTCGCCTTGAGCACGTATGTGGCCGCGCCCTCGAACGTCTCCGCCGCGTTTGGGTCCACCGTCACGCTGTTGGCCGCTGTCGCATCGATCCGCTTCACGGTGATGCTCCGACCCTTGTAGCCCACCGCCGTGTAGAGCGTGATGGTCGCAGACCCACTGGTGGCATCCACGAGGACGGTCACGTCTTCACCGTCCGTCGTCAGAACGGTGTAGTTGGCCGTCTTAGCCAGGACCGTGCTCGCGATACTGACCCCATTCGTCGTGACCCAGTTCGCCCCGTCCGATACCGCTACCGCCGTGTCGCCGACACCGAGCACGAGCGTAGCCGAGCCTTCAATCGTCTCTGAAGCGTTGGGGTCGATGGTGACGGTGTTGGCCTCAGTCGTGTCCGTGCGCTTGACCGTGACCTTTCGGCCCTTGTGCCCTACGGCGGTGTAGAGCGTAACCGTGAGTGACGCGCTGGTGGCATTCGCCAGGACCATGACATCGTCGCCGTCCTGGTAGGTCACGGTGTAGTCGGCTGTCTTCGAGAGCACCCGTGACACCGTTGAGGCCTTGTTCAAGCCAATCCAGTTGGTGCCGTCTGACGCGATGGTGATGCCGTCGTATCTGGAGGCGATGACGTAGGTCGCTGCCCCGTTGATCGTGTCGCCAGCATTGGGGTCAATCGTGACCGCGTTGGCCGAGCCATCGATCTTCACCACGCGAATCCTGAACCCATCGTTCCCGACTGCCGTAAACGGCGTGATCGTGAACGCCGCGAGCGTGGCATCAGCGAGAATCAGCACGTCGCTGCCGTCTTCGACCGTGACCGTGTAGTTGGCCGTTTTGGTCAGGATGGACATCTGACTGGACTCGCCGGCTCCAGACCCCTCCGACGTCGCGTTGTCCACGGTGTAGATCGGGTTGGTTGGCGGGTCCGTGTCCGTCGATGGCGACAAGACGAACTTGTACGCGACACCAGGCGTAACGAAGATGTTCTCGAAGAGCCCTTCCGCCGAGGCGATGATGGGGTTTGTGTTCTCCGTCTCAAGGTCCGCATCGGAGTAGGTGTCGATCTTCGTCGTCGTTCCGGCGGCGTATGAGAAGAGTTTCGCCAGCGCGTAGTCAGGCACCCAGATCCGCAGTCCGCCTAGCAGTGGCATGGCATCCTCATTTCGCAGCCCAGCCCGTCGTGCCGGTACCGCTTTCCTTCACGTAGAACGTGGCCCCTGGCGTCCCGTCTGTGCGGTTGAACTTCGACGACACTGGCCCGGCGATGACGCCCTCTGGATCGCCTTCGCCCCACATCTCGAATGCCGTCCCTGGTGACCCCTTGAATAGCGCGGCGAGGAACTGGCACCAGAGCACCCACGGCTTGGTCATGATGCCGGCCTTGTCCACTACCGGATTCGCGATGGCGAGGTGTGGAGCTGGCATCTATTCGATACTCGCTTCAATGTCCACCGAGGCATCGCCCCAGGCGTGCGTGATCGGCTCAGAGGTCGAGACTTCCATGACCCAATCATACCCGTCACCGAGGCGGTCGAGGCCCACAACCGTGTCGTATTCACCGACGACCCCCTGATTGATCCAGATCTCAGACGACCAGGTCTTCCCGCCATCGACCGAATACCGGAACATGATGCGTGGTGGCATGGCCTAGTGCTCTGACGGCTCGATGTTAACAGACGCACTCCCCCAGGCATGGGTAATTGGGTCAGAGGTCGCCACTTCCAGTACCCACTTCTTCCCGTCTCCAAGCCGGTTGATTCCGGCCCGCGTCAGATACTCTCCGACATCACCTTGGTTGATCCACATCTCTGACGACCATGTCACACCGCCGTCCGTGGAATATCGGAACATGATGCGCGGGTGGGCTTCCGCTTCGTCTGCAACCTCCGGCTCTGGCTCCGGCTCTGGCTCCGGGAATGAGCCGACGATGACCCAATAGTTATACGTCGAGGCCCCAACCGGAACCTGGAAGAGCCCAAGTGCGTCACCCTCCACATACTCCACGCCATCGCCGCTCACCACGCCGGTCGTGTCTGGGTCAGAGACGACGAGCGCATCGAGCGCCGTGGAGGCCGCATTCTTCCTGAGTTGGAACGTCTGTGAATTGCCACCACCTGGGGCCGCGCCGAGTGCGGCGTACATCACCGATATCTCCAAGGCTCCAGCCGGTGTTGTCGAGAGGGACGGGATTGTGTGCTGAAACTCGGACTCAGACGCCGACGCGCCACTGTCATTTCCAGATACCAGCCTCGCGCTTGAGGCCCCGGCGTTCTGCATGTACCCAGACACCATAAACCGACCAGCGGATCCGGCGTCGAGCCTGGCGCGAATGGTGGCGGCGTGACGGACTAGGGACACAATCCCGGCATTCCGCTTGAACCCAACGATATCGACGAAATCGCCTGGCACCACAGCCAACTCGAACTGACGCCGGCCGAAGGCATTCGAGAACGTGTCCACCACGAGCGTCGTCGTCGTGTCCACCGTCCCTCCTGTGCCATCCTGGATGATGTCGTTGACGACCAAGAAGTACTCCACGTTCGGGTCGAACGTCATCGCTATTTGATACTGAACCACCATCTCAGTGATCGTCATCGGCAAGCCGACGAGGGACTTGCCAGGTGTGGGGATCCCGGTGGCCCACTGGCCAGTCGGATGCAAGATCGCACGCTGGAAGCCCACATCTACCGTGTTCGACCCTAACTCTTGATGACCGCCACCAAAGACATGCACTCGCTCTTCGCCAGTCTCGAGCAGCATTGTGGCAACGGCGAAGAGTGGCGTTGGCAGGTTCACCCCTCCTGTGTTTTCGTACTCCACCCGGATGCGTTGGTACTTGTAGACCGCCAGCCCCATGTCTAGGTTCGCCGAACCAGTCACATCGGCAGACGTCAACGTCAGCGTGAATCCTGTCTCTTGCGCGAACAGGCCGCCTGCGCCGACCGCTCCACCGGGCAGGATCTTCAACGTGACCTGTTGTGACCCGGTGAGAGGCTGGGACAATTTGACCGCGATGCTCTGGAGTGTCCCGTTGACAATCGCGACATCGCCAAGCCGTTCTGGCAAGGCGTTGATGCCCACATACGGGAACCCACTACACGCCGTGTCGCCAGGGGTTAGGCCAGACAACGTCATGCGGCCGGTGAAGATGGGCTGGAACCCGCCACCAGTCAGCGCGGTAGACCCCTCCGGGATCAGGAACGAAAGCAGCGTCATCGGCCCGCCGGCCGACCTGGCAGCCGTAAAGGTGGGCTCGTCGTCCGCTGCCGCCAGATGGTTCACGATGATCCGAGGGCCGGTGAAGAATGAGGCCCCGCCAGTCAACGAGCTGGACACCCCAGGCGGATCCGTGAAGAACACGGCCGCAATCTGTCGGCCGTTCGGATCCCACGCATACGCCTTCCGCGCCAGAGACGTGGGCGAGAAGAAGTCCTCATACGTCGCCCCTGGAAGGATGATGCACCCATCGGAGGGTCCGTCCTGGACGTTGAAGGCGCACGTCGCGTAGTTGAACCCTGTCGGCGCCGTCGTGATGAACTCAATTAGTTCAGTGCCGACGATGGCCGGGTTGACTAGCGAGAACACGTAGGCCGCATTGCCAGCGGCCGCCACCCCGGTCCAGTCCATCCAGGGCGTCATTTGTATTCCGCCGAAGGTGCAAGTTTCGTTGTAGATGTTCGTGCTGTCGTACCGGTTCGTGCAGACGATCACGTAGATCGTCTTCCCGGCTTCAGAGGTGTGCGACCACGGGGATGGATGCACCCCGACGCTTTCCGTACTCGACGCATTGGTGGGGACGCTTGGCCTAGCCATGGCCAGTCTACGTCACGACGCCGACGTCTACGTTGACCTCGAACCGGTTGATGGTCATCTGACGCTGGTTCTGGTTCGCATGAGGCGAGCGGACCACCCGGCGAATCGGCTTGTCGTCGTCGTCGTACTTCGCCGTCGTGGACAACTCATAGATCGTGCCGTCGATCCGGCTCCCAACCAGATGCTTCTCGAACGCGTGACAGTGACACTGCCCGAGGTGTGGGTCCATGAACCCGGTCGCCGGATTCAGATACCCGCGCTCGTGCCATAGGTCCGTCGTGAGGTCGTAGACCCACGTCATGTGACCAGGGAAGCTCAGGACGTAGAACGTGTGCCCAGCGTCAAGGTAGGTCCACGCGTAGGCATCCTGGCCGGTCGAGTAGGTCTTCCAGATCGCCTCCACCGCATCGTGGCTGACGCGCACCGCGTTGTAGCCACGCGACATCGCCACATGCCTGGCGCCATCTTCCGTCTGCCCCAGCCAGAGTAGAGCTCCACCGACCTTGCAGAGCGTCTTCTGCGCCAGTAGGCCGTGCTCGATCAGGACGCCCTGAATCGGCGCGAACGTCACGAGCGCATCCCCGGTGTTGTACCAAACCTCCGCCGTCTTTGACCCAATGAGCCACATGTCCTTGCCGACTAACTCGAGACCTTGGATGTTGTCCGTGGTCTGGGTCTTCTCGGCGAGGTCGCCGGCCGACCACGTCAGCCCGTCAAACCGGCCGGAGAACTGAAACCGCCTCGTGCCGAAGGCCGCGACGATGAAGTAGGAGTCCGAGTAAGACAGGCTGATGATATTCGCCGGGAAGTCGGAGTCCGTGATCTGCACGAACGAATCATCGGCCAAGGTGTGGATGTAGCCCAGCCCGCCACCCATCACCATGTTCTGCCCACCTCCGGATCCGTTCGTCGCAATCTTGACCGGCAGCGTGGACTGCACCACTGACCCGATCAGGAGCGAACTGCCGCTCGCGTAGAACCGGTAGTACTCCGACCCGCTGACCGCGTAGGCGTAACCGTCATGCGAGAACAGCGCCGTGATCGGCCCAGTCCCAATCGTGGTGAAGGTCCGCGTACCAGGCGTGGGCGCGAACGTCATGGCGTAGGGCGGCCGCACACCCTCTCGGCGATGCACAAGCGGATACAGGTTGAGCGCCTGTTGGCTACCGATTCTTGAGGACGGGAAGCGGTAGGTGCCCCCGACGAACCCATCGTACGGAACGATCATGGCCGCCTGATCGAGTCCGAATAGGGGTCATACCACACGCCCATGACCCCGTCACGCCCGAGCGCACCGTCCGTCTCGAGCCGTGGCGGACCCTGATCCGTGAGTGCGGCGATGCTCGCCTCTGCCCGAATGAACGCCTGCTCCATCGCCCTAGTGACCGGCTTCCCGAACGCCTCCGCGATACGGATCTGGAGATCCGTTCGGAACAGTGCATGATACCCGTCAGGGTAGGTGTACTGCGTCGTCAGGTCGGCGAACCCTGAGATGGTCGGCAAGGCGAGGTAGAGCGTGGCGGCAGTCTGAGGCACCTCCCAGAAGTAGAGCGTGTTGTTCGTGACCCCAGTCTCCATGTAGACGTGGCAGGGATAATCCGCCTCTTCCGTCTTGTCGCCAATGTCGAAGTACTCGGCCTGAGTCAAGATGCCGATTGGCACCTCCTGCGTCTGATCGACTGGAAGCACGGCGGCATTCGCCAGGATGGTTGGCTTGGGCGTGACCGTGTAGTGGGCGCCAGTCGGGCCTATCGTGCGCGACACCTGGCCAGCCACGAGGGTGAAGGACTGGCGAGCGGCGGCGTAGATGCTCCGCCGCTTTTGCCTCCACTCCTCGAACTGCTCTTCTAGAGCCACGAGCGCCATCGTCGCGTCCGGATCTGTCAGATGCCGGCCGACACCTATCACTCGGATGCCCTGAAGTGCCCGCGTGATGAGTTGTGCGGCCGTGAAGGTCATGGCGTCCCAGCCAGTGCCCGCTTGATCTGGTTGTCAATCGTGGCGAGAACGGTCTTCCGGCCACCATTCGGCCCGCCGGACTCGCGGTGTCTGATGCGCGTCAGTACGTCCACGTCACGAATCTGGATCAGCATCTTCCGGAGATCGGTGAAGTGAATCTGGCGCACATCAAGTTGGCCCTTGGGCTCAGGTACCGGTACCGGTATGGGCTCCGGCTCCGGCTCCGGTTCAGGTTCCGGTTCAGGCTCAGAGACAACGACCGGGGCCGCTGCCACTGGCTCGTGATAGAGCTTGTAGGCCTCGTCGTAGGTCGTGGCCCATCCGATCCGCTTGGCGAGCATCCGCTCCGCCTCGAGATTCTCGAAGACCTTCCCATTCACGTCCGCGTAGTGATACAGCCGTGTCATCAGTTGGTCACCGTGGGCTGTGGAGCCGGCACCCGAAGGAGCAGCATCCCGGTTGTGGCGTACTTGGAGTAGAACATCTCCATGTCAGACGGCCCTGACCATGACCCAAGACCGTCCCTGGCAGCGCCAGCGTTCGCCACCGCCTGGTCGAGTGGTAGGACATGGGTCAGCCACAGATGCGCGCCTGAGCGCGGCAGGACAAGGCAGAACATGTCCGGCGAGATCAGCCGGCCCTGCACGAGGCCGTAGAGCGCGTTGAAGATGCGCGTGGCCTTCACGCGGTGTGCTTCGACGGCCACGCGTTCTTGCCACATTCCACCTTCCGCCTTCTGCGCGCTCGCCAGCCAGCGCAGATGTTGCGCGGCCTCGTGATACCGCTCCATGAGGGTCAGCGCGAGGGAGGCTTCGACGCCGTTGGGTGGCCAGGGAGGCGACATCTCGTTCATGTCGGCACCTCTTCCTTCTCGTTGACACTGCCACCCAGCGCAATGGCGGCATCGATCCTGCCGGCATGCTCTTGCTGGAACGTGTTCTTCAGGTGAATCCCACCGAAGGCGGCATCCCTCTCTTCTTTGTTGAGGAGCTTGTTCCTGTTGGGCCTCTCGCCTTCTTGAACGCCAGCCTGCATCTTCTGCGCGGCCCGAAGGTCAGCTTCGGCCTGAATCTTCCTGGACTGGCGAGCGAGGATCTGGTCCGTCTTCTCGGCGTCGTAGTCGTTCTTCATGTCCAGTGCCGGCGTCTCGCCTTCCAATTGGGTCATCCACGCCGGCTGCCGTGGATCCTGGTTGATCTTCTCCATCGCCGCCGCGAAGTCCTTGTTCTGCATCCGCTTCGCTTCCGCCTGCTTGAGTGCGGCTGGGTCGCCAGTGACGTCCACCAGCCGCTCCTTCGAGAGGGCCGGTTGCTGCGTGATGGCCTCGCGGAACCGCGCCACATCGAGCGCGTACTGCTCCTTCGTCAGGTCGTAGCCGTAGTCCTTCCCATGCGCGAGGTCATAGACCACCTCGTCGAGGAGGGTGCAGCCGGGCGGTGTGTGGACCTTGACGCCACGCCCAATGGCAATCCCGAGCCACATCTGGCAGTTGCCACGCTGCCGCTCGTACTCCGTCGCGTGGCCGTATTCGATACCCCACAGGCCGATGTCCGTCGCCCCGTAGATTAGGGCAAGGGCAATCTGGTAGGCCGTTTGTGAGCTGTAGTGAAGGCCGGGGAACTCCGTCCGCATCTGTTCGATGGGATTCCGCGCAGAGGCCGGCACATCCTTGTGCTGCTCCTGCATCATCACCGGGATGCGGCACCGCTGGAGATGCTCCCAGGCGTCATTTTGGCGCTCCGTGAACACGAACTCAGGGTGCATCTCCCAGAAGAGATCGACCCGGTTGGCCGGAAGAAAGTTGGTGGCGCTGATGTTGGCCCAGAACTCCCACGAGGGGTCGCTCCATGGCGCTGTCCAGAGTGTCGCGCGATATGTCCCGAGGAGTCCGATCTTCCGTGCGTTGCCAGGCCCCCACCGAATGGGGCGGTTTGCCAGTTTCTTCACATGCCCAGGTACCGTGATCGCCATCGTGATGCCACGCTCCTTGACGCTTGGGTCCGCGCGTCTAGCGGTCGCCAGGGCAATCCTGACGACCGCTATTGTAGGCCGGTTTCTCGATTGCGTTCTTAGAAGCTCGTGAACTTCTTCGCGACACCATCGACGTAGGGCCGGTCGATATAGACCGTGCCTATCCCACCTCCGACCGTGGGAGAGGTCAGTGTGGTCGGGTCCGACTGTGCCCACGCCCGCCAGATGATGTTGCCTCCGGCTGAGGTGAGGATGTCACCCGCGCCAGTGACCGCGATCATATCGGCCGCACTGGTTACGTTCGACGAGAGCAGCGCCGCCGTGTAGGTGCCGGCGTGGAGCCCCCACGAGAACGTGTCCGAAGCCGTCACCGTCTCGACGATGATCACGACCCGGCCCTTTGAGGCCGCACCGACCTGGGTCGCCAGACCGTTGGGATCGACCACCGCCCACTCGCCGACCTGGAACGCGTTCTGGCAGTCCACGAGCAGGTAGACGAACCCGGTGTCCGGATCGACGCATTCGTGGTTGACCACCCTGTTCCGGGAGATTTCCACCCACGAGTCGTTGACGTAGCGATACGCCTTGGGGTCTTCCGCGCTGATGACGACCACCGGCAGCACCGCGACCTCGCTGGCCGTGACCGACCCTCGCGGCTTGGTCTGCGCGAAGTACTCGGCCCGGTCGAGCCAGCACACCGCGCCACTCGCGTGCTTGGACGCCCGCGTGCCGGCGTAGCCTCGCTGGACACCCACGATGCTGTTGAGGATGTCGTCAGGCTCGAGGCGGTTGACGAGCATGACCTCCGTGTCCTGCACGAGGAGGTCGCCGACGAGTCGGCTGGTGACAGAGCTGACCTTGGCGAAGGTCTGAGACGCCGTCATTGCGGCCGACAGCGTCACGGTGTTCAGATTGCGTGCCATGTTCTTTTTCCTTTCTGGTCTGCTGTCTGACCGTTACGAGCCAAGAATGCGGCACGCCATCTCGGGGCGCAGCACCTTCCATCCGCCCAGCACGTCGTACCGATCCACGACGCGATCCGGGCCACCTTCGTAGTACCGGATATGACGGATGCTCAGGTTGAGGTCATTGCTCGAGGCGCGCGAACCGTCCACGATGCCAGCCGGCGGCAAGTAGAGGTCGCACGTCGCGAACGTGATGAAGTCCTTGTGGTACGCCAAGCCCTGCGCCCCACCCACCCCTGCGTACGTCGAGGCGTGGCCGAACGTCAAGATGGCGTCGTTGTCCGCCGGGAGCGCCGTCACGTTCTGATACGGCCCGGTCGCCCGGATGGCTTCCGTGAGGTAGAGCGTCACGTTACCGGAACCGTCCGAACTGGCGTCTGCCGCCACCGCGAACGGGCGCAGCCGATCCCACGCGACCTTCGAGGACGGGTTCACGCCGCGGCTGGACGCAAAGGTGACGATGTCGCCTTCCTTCCAGTAGCCAGTCACCGACGCCGAGGCGCCGTCAACGACCACAGACGTAGACCCTTCGGTCACTCCGCCAGAGACGTTGACAAGAGGCGTGGTGCCAAGCGCGCCGGCTGTGTGACGGGCCACGTTCTGGTCCATCCCGAACTTGAAGCCCCAGGCCTTCCCCATTGAGCCATTCCGGTTCTGATCCGAGATGTCGCCCTGGTTGTTGAACTGGGTCGCCTGCGTGTTCAGGATCCCGCCCTGCATGGTCGGGTTGAGCACCACGAACCGGCTCGATCCGGTCGGCACCGCGTTGTCCGACAGGCGCGAGCCCGCGTCGATGTAGACCTGGTTCGTGGTCGGGTTGACGCCCTGCACGCCGACGTAGTGCGGGACCGTCTTGTAGGCCAGCGCGAGGCCGTCCGAGTCAATCATGTTGCAGATGACGTCCACCGCCGGCTGCATCACCTGTTCGCCGTAGTCAGTCAGGTTGAGGCTCAACTCCTGCGAGCTAAGCTTGACTGCCTGGTGGTACCGCGTGTTCAGGGTCAACGGTACGAGCTGATCCTGAATCGCCTCCGGCTCCGCCACTTCTCCACGGCCTCCGGAGAGGATCGGCGGCTTCCTGATGTTGATCGTGACACCCTTGTTCGCACCGGTCCCTCTCCATTCCTTCGACCACTCGCGATTCACGGACATCGTGAACGCCAGCGTGTTCTTGAGCCGTGCCAAGAACGTGTTGGAGAGGATCTGAGAATTACGCAGGTCATTGGCCATGCGTCTCTACCTTTTTCCGCGCCGCTTCTGATCCGCGTCGTACCACTGGAGGAACTCGTCCGTCCCCATGGTCGCTGGATCTTTGGCGCTGATGGCCGAGCCCGGCACGACGGCCAGCGGCTCAGGCGCCTTGGTTGTTTTCTTGGCAGGGGCAACCGGCTTGACGGCCGGCGGCGTCCCGCCACTTTTGAGGGTCACAGCCAAGGCACCAATTTCGCGGACTTGATCGATGGGCTCGAGCGCGGCGATGCGCTCTGCCTCCTCCAGATTCTCTGGCTTGGCCAAGTGATACGCGAGAACCGGCCCCATCTCGCCAGACTTCAACATCGCCTGGTGCATGGGCGCCGGGAGTGGCGCGGCAGACGCGGATAGGACTGCGTCGAAGTCCGGGTGCGCGGCGCGGAAGCTCTCGATATGGGTCTTGCTGTCGGCGAGAAGCTTGCGCGTGGCACCCACGGCAGCGTTGTGAACCGCCCTGTCGTGTTCGACCTGACGGTTATAGGACATGCGCGCGTCCGTGCGCGCGTCGATGTAATCCTCGTGGCTCGACTCAGGATTCGCAGCCTGGTAGTCGTCCCACGTCTGAAACTGAAACTTAACTGGCGCCGGAGGCTCTGGCGCGGTAGGTTCAGCCGCTACTGGCTTACCTGCCCGCAGGGCCGCGAGCTCCGCTTCAAGTCTGGCGTTCTTGGCCTGAAGCGTGTCGAGATGCTGATCTCGATTCGCCAGCTTGGTGTTCAGGGCGATGATCCGCTTGACGTTCCGCTCGATCCGCGCACTCGCGGCCACAGGCGTCTCGTCCGCCGCTGGCTCCTCGTAACTCTCGTCAGCGACAGGGGCGGATACCGGTGCCGGTACGGCCGGCGTTTCGGGCTCTTCGACAGGCGTCTCCGCCGCTGCCTCTTCGGCTGGCGTCTCCGCTTCCTCCGCCGTGTGCGTGCCGTCAATCGCGGCCTGCAACTCGGCTTCGGTGTGCCCGTAAGACGTGATGGTCACGTCGTACTCGGCAGGCGGTTCGACGACTTGTGTTGAGCTTCCGGCCATGATCTACCTCTGTCGGCTGCGCGTGACTTCGGTGCCCGCGTCACGCGGGTGCGGGATTGGTGTTCAGTGCAACTTGCCGAGCGACTTGTCCACGAAGGCTTCCACGGCCTTGACGTCGGTGAAGACATGCTCTTCGGATGGGACATACGGCCCCATCCCATTGCTGTCGTACGACTTCCTCACCGTGAAGCCGTTCTCAACCTTAGTGATCGAGAGGCTTGAACAGGCCGGAGAACCCTTCTTCTTCCCAGGCCGACTGACCGACTTCGGCACGGACGGTTGGTACCCGCCGTATTCCGCCATGCTGTGCTTGCTCTTCCGCGTGGCTGTTGCCATTTCTGCCCCAAAAAGAAAGAGCCCGGCAGGGTGTTTACAAGGCACCCTGCCGGGCTCGTGTGTACGGCCGCCCGGCCGTTTTGGATTCTGCGCGACGTCAATCTGAATTAGTTCATGGTGACTCAGTATGCACGCGGTAGGGGTTCTTTTCAACCGATTCGGTCGTCACACTCACATGACGCCGCTCCTCCCACCCAGCTAGTGACCCGGTTTTGTCCCAATGAAGCGTTACGGATCCGCTTCTGACTGGACGCACACCAAGGGCCTCAAGGGCTTTCAGTAGGAGGGAGGCGGCGGCAGATGAGATCGACTTCGTCACGGGATCTACTTCAGCATCTCTCGCATGGACACAAGCGCGTCAGCCAACGAGGCATTCCGCCGCACCTTCACCCACCACCGGCCACCGCGCCATGCCCGGTAGGCTGGCCACCAGCCTAGCAACGCGTCCAGGCCAGTCATTAAAATGGCCTCACGCGTGACCGGAGGTAGTGCTCATTGAATCGAGCCGTCAGCACGTCCAGGTCCACGCGCAGCGCCGCCAGTTCTTTCCGCATCTTCGCGTCACGCCGGCTCGCCGCCAGTGTCGCGTCCTGCGGTTTCTTCTTCGTCGCCTTTTTCGCCATTGGTTTCTGCCTCTCTATGCGCCACACCCCTTGAGGGCGCAACCCTTGCCACCCATTCCACCAACTGAGCACGTCTCCTGGGTCAACCATCTCGCCTCCTAGTGGACCGACCGCCTCGCCATCTCCGCTCGAACCGCCTCAGAGATGGCCTGTTCGAGGACCGTCAACTCCAGCCCAAGCGTCTCGTCTTCGTGCTCGATGCGGTCCTGGAGTGACTCACGCACGCTCCTCATGAGGGCTATCGCCAGCTTCCAATTCCCTGGCCTGACGACTGGAGCCGTGAGCCCGCCTGCAAGTAGGATCTGGTCAACCACGGCTTTTGACGGCATACGATGACTCCTCAATCACCGGGATCTATCTTCACGCTGAGCGACGGTCGCGCTGTAAGGCCGACCAAGTGTAATACCGCCAACCTACTACACATTGAGCACGTCCACGGATCCGTCCTGTCTGATGGGCTCCCAGTGACAAACGCATCCTGCCCACACGCGCATACTACTTGAACCGCCTCCTTCTGTCTCTCGCAGTAGGTGCGATGGTCCACTTCGGCTGGCCCAAGGGCCTCACCTCGCCCGTTGCGTCTCATTTGAACACCCCGCAGTCGTAGAGCCCTCCGATGATCTGCTTGTCGATCCGGCCTAGCGCATAGCAGAACCGTTCTTCCGGTGAATCCCTGGCCTGCATCACTGGCGCGTGAGCCCTGACCGGCTGTGCCTCGTCCAGTATATGCCCAGCAAACCCCATTCGCCGCGCCCATGCCAGTGCAATGTGCCCTGACTCGTGCGCGACCACTTCATTGCCAGCCGTCCTCGCCAGAAACATGGCCTCACCAGCGAATTTACCAGTCTTCCATCGCCGGTCGTAGGACGCCGTGCGCCACGGCATCACAATGGCCAGCGTCCCTCGCCCTGGCGTCCGCCCACACTCACGAATCCTGGCGCACATCGCGCGCGAAGTGTCGAAGATCCGAACCACGTAGTACAAGCCGTGGCGAGACTCAGGATACACGCGGAACTCGTGCCGCTGCCCACGCGGAATCTGTCTCATCCCACCACCAACGAGATAGGTTGCAGTGGCTTTCCGCCGGCACGTACGAACACGTAGATGTCGGCTCCGCTCTCCACGAGGTGACGGTCCTCGTCAGACAGCTTCCACCTCGACACCACATACCCATCTGGGGTCACGGCGGCTGGAAGGTCTTTAGCCACCTCTTGATTACTCGACGTGATCAACTCCACGCGAGTGCCAGGCTCCATCCGGTCTACGTCGATCAGCACTGGTGTCATGACCTCACCCCAACTCCGGCGCCGCTGATACAGGACTCGGCCGACCCGGCGCGACCGGCGCTGATGCCGCCGCCGCCTGAGCATCAGCCGCCTGGGCCTGGGCCGTGGCCTGCTGGAGGAACGTATTGATGCGCTCAATCTCGGCCTTGAGCAACAGCCGGCGGTCAGCGCTCTCCTCCGTCGTGATCAACTTGGCCAGATCGACATACATCTCCATCGCCGCGATTTCCTTCTTCCCGGCGTAGTCGAGCCGCTTCGTCTCGATGATCCGCTCCTGTTCAGAGAGCTTCATCATCATGGCTCGCTCGCGTTCCTTCATCTCCTGCATCTGCTGGATGACTTGGGGCGGGATCTCCGGCGTGTTCTCGTCACCGTCGTCCCTGAGCCCTGGCGGGAGCATCTTATTGGCCCGATCCGCCATTCTCCGACCCACAGGCGTGTCGAGCAACTGGAGCAAGAGGTCCATCATGTTGACCGCGTAGCCTGGCGGCATCATCTTCATGACTTCGGTCACGATGTCGATGTCTTCCTGCCTGCGGGAGCCCGGTGACGGCGCGGCGGTCACTTCGACGTCGTATTCGCCCGTCCCAATGTCGAATATCTCCTTGACGCCTTCGGGCATCTGGAAATTGGGGTCTTGGCGAGGGTCGTTGTCCTTGCCAGCGTAGACCATGATCGCCCGTTTCTTGCCGTCATCGCCTGTGATCCGCACAACCTGCGCGACGTCGTAGATTTCACGGAAGATCCTGATCAACTGCTTCCCGCCACTCGTGATGGCTATCCTCCGGTTCCGCGTGTAGTGGCTCTGGCTCATCTCGTCCTGCCGTTGGCGTGACGTGATGGCGCGGCCGCTCTCCTGTGGGCCGGATTCGCCGAGACTGGCGTCGTGCCACCGGGCCGTGGCCTTCATGTCGTTCTCGGCCTGCCTGATCGCGAGGTTCATCGACTGCAACCCCTGCGCTTCAGCGAACTGCCTTTGCGGAGGCGGCGCCACACGCCCATCCGGGAGCATGATCGGCTCCGTCTCGAGGAAGGCGTGCTTCTTCGACCCTGCCGTGGCCCAGGACTTCCGCATTGCGGTGTTCTCGGCCCCGAAGACCCCTCGGTAGCCCACGAATGGGGCCTTCGGGAAGTCATTCACCGACTCGGCGAGGGCTGACACGTGGACGTTGTAGACCTTCTGGCTCCCCATCACGTCCTGCGTGACCCCACGGAGCTCTGTTTCGCCGTCGATAGCGCTCTCGTTGCCGATCATGGGGATGAACGGCTGCCATGGGGTTGGCCATGTCGTCTCGGAATGCACATACTGGGCGTCAATCACGCGCCAGACCATCCGGCGGAGCTTCAGCGGCCGACTTCGACCGGTCCCGAACTGCTTCAGGAAGGCATCCTTGGCCGTCTTTTCCCATCCCTTGGCTCGATCCACGGTCAGCGGCGAGCCAGTGGCCATGAGCATCTGATCTTCTTGCTCTGCCTGCGCGAGGACGGCGTCTTCAAGCTCTTTTTCGTTCAGATCAGGCCCGTTTTTCATCTCGTAGAGGGTGGACGGCGTGTATTCCGCGCAGAACCAGTGCTTGATCGAAACTTTCTCGTCTGAGGGGAACCAATCGAGGCTTTCATCAACACCAGGACTGCCCTCAGCCCATGCCAGCATGGTCTTTTCCGGCCGAGCCTTCTTCCCGCCGTCGCCGTAGACCGCGTCCCAGGTGGCGATGTCGATGTCGGTGTCGTAGAACGCGAACTCCGCGTCCGATTGATCCTTCTCGGCCGCGCTCGAGTCCACTTTCACGCGGAATGGGTCGATGATCCGGTGAAGACTGGCCTTCATCTTCCATGATTTGTCGTCGCAGTAGGACGTCCGGACCCAGAAGTAGCCCCGGCCCATCTCGCACTGAGCGTCTCCGGCCGTGCTGTAGACGTCTTCCGCTACGCTGTTGACCTCCACGTTCCGAATGAGGCCAGCGAGGATCGCCGCTGTCTTCGGATCCGAATGATCATCGACCGGCTTGACCTGAATCAGGAGGTTGGCCGCGTCACCCATGTTCCGGGCCATGTCCACAAACCCAGCGCACCGGTTCACTGTGACCACTGGACGGCGCTCTGCCTCCCGCTCCGCCACGATGTGCTCTGGCCATTGGTAGTGCTTGTTCCCCACCACGCCAAGGCGGAACCGGCGAGCCTCGATCATGTCCTGCCGGAGGCGCCGCTCTGACCTCACCACGGACCTGTACTGCAACATCGCACGGGCGATCAGCCTCTCCTGGCCCTTCAGGTTCCGCATCTCCTCTGAGTCAACAGAGGGCGCCTGCTGGACGGCACTGGTGACTGAGATGGGATCGTGAGAGATTCTGATCTCGCCAGTTCCGTCTTCGGTCATACTCTCACCTCTTCGGACGCGCGGACGGCATAGAGCCGCGCTAGGCTCTCCAGTGTCTCACGAAGCTCTGTCGCCTCGGCCGTCGTGGCGCATCGCACGATACAGGCGACGACCCGTGATTCAGGTCCAGTCTCCTGCGCCACAGCCCCAGATGGGCAGAGGCTCGTCCTGGAGGCGAGCCACATGAGTTTCTTTAGGAGCCGCTGCCACACTGGTCCACCAACACGCATGTTGGGCGGACGCCGTCGCCGCCTAACCCTCGGCATTGGGCTTCTCCGGACTCATGATGGGCAATCCGCCGAACCTGAGCACATGCGGGTGATGTCGCTGGTAGTGCTCCATCAGCTTCGCCTGCGCGAGTGGTCGAATCTTCGACCTGATGGCAGTCCCACACAGCGAGCACATCACCGTGAGGATACTAGCCTCTTTCTGGGCCTTCCGGAGCACCAACCGGCGGCGGCGAGCGGCTGACATGGACGGCCGACCGGCCAACCCTGGCATACGGTAGGGTGGCTCGATGAACTTGTTCTGCTTCGCCTCAGTCTCGATCTTCTCTTCGATTGGCTCGTCCGTCATCGCGTCCTCCGTCTCGTTGCTTGAGCATCCACGCCCAGTACGCACCTTCTGGGTCGCCTGGGGACATGGCTGGGTCGAAGTAGTATTCGCCGAGCTCCTTGTGCCAGCGGCAGTGATAGCCGGCCTTGAACGCCTCCTCGATCTTCTCGCTCGTGCTCATTCGTCGAACTCCTTGTAGAACACCTTCCCGTCGCTGATCCGCTTCAGGTTCAGCTGATACCGGCTGTCGCCGCACTCTGGGTCAAGTTCGCCTGCGTATTGCTCTCCGCCATACCTGATGAAACTCAGCTGCCGGCAGCAATCGCAGGCCATATTCCCGTCAGACCAGTAGAACGAGTCAGGGTCGTTGGATTCAGCCAGATCGACTTTCGCCAGATCGCGTCCCTCTCGCACCTCTCCAGTTGCCACGTTCCGGATCCGCACCAATACCTGCTCATCTGTCTCACTCATGACATCCACCCCTGCGACTGCCCGCCACTGAACTTTGCGTACTCGTCCTCTTCCGCCTTCTCTACCTCGCCCTCTGGTACCTGGTGTCGAATCGCGAGGCCGCGAAACGCATCCGATCCGTGGCTCGCCCAGTTGTGAACCGGCGTCCCGGTATACTCCCCGGTCTGCGTGTTCTTCCGCTTCCGGTAGTGCCGAAGGCACTCGATGCCACGGTCACACCGCGTCTCGTCAAACCAGCATTTTGAGAGGAACAACCGCGAGGCTGTGATCCCCTCCGCCAATCCAAGGCCTGGGCGAGGATACTCGAACGTCAAGCCCAGCGAGGCCGCCGTCTCGCGCCGGCTCTTCCCGGTGCCCAACTCCCTCACTTTGATGTCCGGCGGCGGATAGTGCCGGCCGTAGACATACCCGAGCTTTTCGCGTCTCTCAGCCAATACCGTCACGAAATGCGGGAAGCCCTCACCGGTCGCTTCGTAGTAGTCAATCAACCTCACCTCGCCTGATCGGAACGACTGGCTGAACCAGATCGATGTACTGTCGTCGATCCCGAGATCCCAATCGGTGTCCACCGGCAGCGCCGGATCGTGCGGCACGCGCGTGATCCGCCCCTGCGCCTTCGCGGCGGCCATCTCCTTCCGATAGAACGACCCCTGGATGCTGGCGTCAATGGACAGGAACCATTCCTGGTCGTAGGCGTCCTGCGTCATCAGGGCCTTGGCGATCTGCTTCCGGTCGTCCTCCATGGCTTGTTCAAGTACCTGAATCGTGATGCCGGCCTCCGTCGCGAGGCTCTGGTCCACGTCCTGCCACAAGGTGAACCACTCCGGATCGTCCTTCGACGCCATGTAGGTCTGCCAGAGCTGATCCTTCCCCTTCAACGTGCCGGCGAAGATCGCGTAACCCAAGTGGTCGCCAAGGCCCTTCGAGATGACCTCCGAGTAGATCGAGTTGTCCATCTGCGGATACTCGTCGAAGCTGACCCCGGAGAACCCAATCGACCGGAAACTGTCAGGGTTGTCCGCTCCGAAAAGTTGCAGCTTGTTCCCGGTGGGATACCGGATCAGCAACTCTGACTCGTTGAACTGCACCCCAGGTACTACACGCGCGAAGAACTTCAGCCGGTCCCATGCCGCCGCCTTCGCCTGCGCCCGTAAGGGCAGGATGTTGCCGTAGTGCCGCCCGCCTGGCGGGTTCATGAGTTCGCGTAGGTTAGCCTCGGTGAGGCTGGGCCGGAGGTGGAGCAGCCTGTTTCGCTCCCAGTTGTCGTCTGTCGCCGCCCGCTGATGATGGTTGATGATCGCCGTGGTCTTGCCGGCGCGACGGTGGAGAATGAGCGCGGCGAAGCGGCACAGGCTGGCGTGGAACCGTTTCCCCCATCGACGTGGGGCATACGGCACGTCCACAATCGTGGGTTCAGGCTCAGGTTTCGGAGCGGCCTTGAATTGCACTCAGCCCTACTCCTCTTCGGGCGTGTTCTGCCACCGCAAGACCAGCCCGCCACTCACCGCCACGGCCTGCTCCTGCTCCTTCGGCTTGTCGATGGTCCGGTCCATCAGATCCTTGAACGCGGCCGTCGAAGGCGCGTCGATCCAGACCTCGAGCCGCTCGCCCTTCACATGCCGCTCAGACGCCCGCCGGATAGATCCGTCAGATGTCCGGACCACGACCCGCTTGAGGCCCTTCGCCAACTCCACCTGTGCGGCCACCATCTCTTCCATTTCGCGCATCACAAGGATCCGAAGCGCCTCGCGGGCCACCTCCTTGGTCATCATTGCGCGTGTGATCTTCGTCTTGGCCATGAGCAGAGTCTACCACCCTAACGCGCCAACGATCAGGACGACCACCGCTAGTGCCGCGAAGCCGCAGCAGATCGCCATCGCCGCCGTTGACTCCACTTGTCTCATGTCCATCTACCACCCCCACAGGAGAAGGTGCGCGGCCACTCTCGCCACGAGATACAGCCCGCCAAGGCCCAGCACGATGGCGAGGCACCATTCGAGTGTGTAGAGCATGCTCTGCCTCATCGCCTCTCCCGTGGGACGTAATCAGAGCCATCATAGCGTGTCCGCATCATGCCTCCTTTCTCAATCTCCAGAGCCGATCCGCCAGCAGGCGAGACCTCTCCCGCAGCACCACGACGGCGGTGTAGAGCGCGTCCTGTTCAGATGACTCCGCCGAGACACAAGCGCTGCCTTCGAGATCCTGCACGTCAGTGTCCATCCATACCTGCCACCATCCGTTGACACCATGGAATGTTCTGACTTTGCCGTCTTCGCTCTGCCAGTCTGCCATCTTCGTCTCCTTCAGCATGGCCACTTCCCAAGGCCAAGGGCCGCGCCAGGCATCTCCCGGTTCTCCACCCGCCGCCGCGCCGCAATGGACGCCTGTGACGCCGCGTAGATGGCCTCAATCTCCGCCGCACTGATGTCCCCTGGCTCTGTCCAGTACTCCCCCAGCCGTTGCCTCCGCTTGCTCTTCCCGAACTTCCGGCCTGGCTTGGATGTCATCGCAGGGTCGAGTTTCGAGCGCCGGATCCGCTGGCACTCGTGGCAACAAAGCCGCCGGCCGAACGCCGGTAACTCTCTCGGACAGTCTCGACATGTCCTCATAGGACGTCCTCTTGCCCTGACGCCGTGCGTGCCGCAATGTCGAACGCCTCGGCTATGGTCAACGCCGCCTGACCACGGGCCATGTCCCCATTGCGGAGCCAGAAGTCAGCGATGCCGCGGTGACAATCCGCCATCACGCGCCACTCGTTCCCCTTCGAGCCAGGGCGATACGATGGTGGACGCTTCACGCGGAACGTGCCACGAGACAAATTACTCCGCAGTACGTCGAGCACCGCTGGGTCGATCCACTTGTTGCCTCTGCGTCGAAACTCCCCAATCATCGCAGCACCTTCGTGAATGAACGCTCGACATCGTCAAAGGCTGCCTCGACGCACCTCGCTACGTGCTCCATCTCCGCCGCCCCGTAGCCGAGACTCGTGCGGCGCTGAATGGCGGCGATGACCTTCGCCCTCAAGGCCTCGTTGCGCCACATCACAATCGACGCCTCAAGAGACGGCCGGCGCTGAAACTCCCCGATCATGCCCCATCCTCCTCGTCCTGCCGCGTCTCATGCCGGTCCTGCGCGGCCAACTCGGCTCGCTTCGCGTCCTCCTCGCTCCAGACGCTTCGATCCACAATCTGGCCGAATCGCCCAACCTGTAGCGCCTCCGCCGCATCCTGAAGCACCTTGATACTGGACTGAGTCGCCGCCTCTTCCGTGGCCTCCACGGCAATCATGCACTCCCCACCAAGGTGGCTCGCCCGAAACCACGCGCGCCACTTCCCGGCTCCCACTTGGACGATTGTCACGACGCCAGTCACCGCCATCCCCCGCGCTCACTCGGCCACGCCCGGTCGTCCCGGTCGTCGTCCCACCGCATGATGAGCCACTCGACGTAGCGTCGGGTCACCACGAACACCAGCACAAACGCCACGCCAGCTATCAGGTGTCTTAAGTCCATCGTCCTACCCTCCGTCTCGTGAACTCCGATAGATCCGCACCGCAAGCCAGGCGGCCACATACACCGCCGCCCACCAGCCCACCGTGAACACCGCAATCACCTGCCAGTCCGCCATCACGCCCCCTACTCCGCCGGTAGCTTCGGCAACAGCGGATTCTCCTCCGCAGACGCCCCCATCCAGCCGATGTCGCCGCCACTCCGCAGTATCGCCGCCGTCTCCGGGTGCATCAGTATCCGCCCGCCCGCCTGCACCTTTGGCGCCCTCGGCACCTCCATCATGACCCCCTTCGTCCCCACCCACGGCTGCCACGGCCACGACAGGAGCCGCTCTTCCCACGTCCGCCGCACCGTCACCGGCACCGCGTCAGCGTGCTTTGGCGACTCCACGACCTTCATTCCGTTGTATCGCATTCACTCCCCCTTCCAGCGACGAGCAGCCCGTGCCCGCCCTGATACGCCCGCTCAATCAACGGCAAGACCACCGAACCCACCGTCTGGTCATTCGGCATCACGATGTGCGCCAAGAACTCCTCCTCGAACGTCGCAATCTGACTCTCGACGCTCTCGAGTTTTGCCTTGATCACCAACATCAACGCCCGCCACCGCTGCCGCTCCGCCTGCGCCACCGCCCCGTCTATCGCCCCCTGTGGTCGCCGCATCCACTGACGCCTCGGCACCTGGGTGAACTTCTTGTCCCCAGGATCCGGAAGATTCACGATGAACCGGATGATCCGGTTGTGCGCCTTGAACTGCACCATCGCCGTTCGCGCCTCCGCGTCACTCCCCACAATGAACTGCGTACACTTGAACCGCGTCAAGAGCGCCTCGATCTCCGCCCGGCTCTTCCCCACCGATACCGTCGTCGTCTCCGCATACGCCATCCCTCACCCCCTCACACCTCCAACCACTCGTGCCCCGCCGCACACCGATACTCCCCAGGCCGGTCCTCCCTCCGCTGCACCACCGCCCCACACTCCGCATCATTCGGCTTCGCAGGAGCCCACACCCCACCCCCGTCATGCGGCGCCGTCCAGTGCCACGGACACGACCACTCCTCCACCACCCACCTCTCCTCGTCTGCCATCCCTCACCCCCTCACCCACCCCTTCCGCCGCGTCAACTCCGTCCCCAACCACCGCCGCGCCCGCTCCGCCTCCCGCAACGCCTGACGCAAATCCGTCATCATCACCGACTGACTCGCAAAGTCCCTCGTCATCTTCTCCACAAGCCGACACGTCATCTCCGCCGACGTCAACGCCCGCTCCAATCCCCTCGTCCCTCTCGCCATCCCACCCCCCAAATCTTGGAGCCGGTCGCCCACTCAAGGGCCGTCACAGTTTCCAGAGCCAGGAAACCAGTCGCTGGATGTACTCTTGCAACCCGGCATCGCGAACACTACCCCACCACACCCCCACAACTCAAGACAATTCTTCCCAGAAAATATGGCTGAGCTTAATTCCAGAAAATATCCAAACCAAAGGTGTATTGATCTTCACGACGGTTCCGCGCCCAGGGCTGAACGATCGCCTCGACGTCTCCCGGGCCGGCGTTTGTACTGGCCTGGCCTCCGGCTGGCTCTCCCCCCTTCCGGCGGCTTGGCTCTCCCTCGCCTGGGGTCATGTCTTCCCTCTCCCCTTGTGGAAGGCTCGACACGTACACCCGGCGATGCACCCTCTAGCCCAGTGTGAGGTCTCGAGGTGTCCGCACCGGCATACCTCTAGCACCTTCGTCTGGACCTGGGGGGCGATGGGCTGGCGGTCGGCTAGTGCCTGGCGGAGAGCTGTGCTCTGCCCCTTGCGCTTGCCTCCGATCGCCGGCCGGCGCCGAGTCATCTCAAGCGGCCTGCTCCCGAACGGGGCCGTTGTGAGGATCGGTTCCTTCCACCTCGCGGCGAGCTCTCGGGCCTCCTGTAGGGCCTGAGCCTCGAGGTCGGCTTGGAGTGTGTCCGGCACTCCGGATGCCCGCCTCAGCACCGCTACGACGATGGCGGTAGCGTCTACGCCGTTCGCCGTCGCTTGCTCCTGGACCCACTTCACGAGCTCGCGCGGGATCCGATATCCGGTCTGAATCTTCCCGTGTCCCTTGATGCCTGCCATGCCTGGCAGTGTACAACGGTGCGGACGCCTATCGTATGACGGTACAAACGAAAGCCCCTCTCGCCTCGGTTTGACGAGAAGGGCCCTTTTGTTGCCCGCGACTGGCTTGGGTTTGGCTCAGCGAAGCGTGGTGACTCGGTAGGTTCCCGGCGTAGCCCGCTCCACTCGCCAGAGGCCGCGCTGTGTTGGGATGTCTACCCAGAGCGCAAGTCCTGGCTTGGGAAGCTGTGGGAGTGGAGTGAAACCGATCTGTTCCAGCCAGCGGCGGATCTCGACGGTGGACATGAGGCAGGCTGACCGCTCGACGAGGGCATATCGTTCAATGGCGAGGCGGGCCCTGGCAGTCATCGCGCACCTCGCAGGGAGAACGGCCGAGCGGCCAGCGTGAGACGGCAGGCGTCGGCGATAGCATCGGCCTTGACGCGCCAGACTTGGCCGTGCTGCTGGTGCTGGGTGTCGAAGGCTATCCAACCGCCATGCTGGTAGCGCGGCGGTACTGTGGGGTCTTTCTTCATGCGGGTCACAACGTAGCGCGGGCTGGCGGTCATTCTCCTATGCTCCTCTCAGGATGGCCGGCGGACTTGGGACGTACCGCTCCACGCGGACGAACTCCGTCAGCTCGAAGTTGTGCGGGGGGCACCACGCGTGAAACCCCAGGATCTTGATGTAGCCGTCCCTGGGGCGGACGGCCTTGACGGTATGCCAGCCCTGCCACCGACCACGGACGGAGCAATAGACGGCGTCCGGTGGAGCCAGAGTGCGCGCTTGCTTGGGTGTCATGCTTGTTCCCGTACCGGTACCGGTACGGCCTCCTCGCCGGCCACTAGAGCATGCCGCATGCCATCCGACAACACGCAAATTCAGGCCTGTTTTCAAGTGCCCAACTCGAGAAGTCTCCGCCTGGCGCGACTAAAGGGTGCGAAGGCTGACGACTAACGGATTTGTTGAAATGCCGATCTGCGTTTTTAGGCCTGATTTTGCGTTGTGTCGTGGCATGCCGCGTGCTCTGTGGTCTAGCATGGCACCGACCGGAGCGGTTATCTACAAGGGTCCGTCGAGCTTCAACGGGGCGCCCATCGTCGCGATTGTAACCGGCCTGGGGAAACCTTCGGCGAACCCCAAAACCGGCGAGATGCTGCAGTTGTGGATCATGCCGGCAGATCAGTCGCCACGCGAATCCGTCACTACTGGCGCGAATCGTGCCGTGTGCGGCGATTGCATCCACATACCGGTCGAGGTCGAGCGCGAGCACCGACACCGGGATGGATCGGTCGAACGCCACGCCGGCATCGACGGATCGTGCTATGTCCACACTTGGCAGGGCCCGCTCGCAGTCTTTGACGCGTGGAAGGCCGGCCGTTACCTTGACTTGGCCCGCCGATACCGGAATGAACCAATGGCGCGGGTATACGGCCGGATCTCCAAGCTATTCGCTGGAACGTCGGTCAGGCTTGGCGCGCTTAATCGCCCAAACAGAAACGAGGACATCATGACCGCAATCAACGGCTGGACCTACCCGGTCCGCTCGCAGCTCTTCGCCCTAGGCGGGCAGTGGGACAAGCGCCGCAAGGTCTGGTTGGTGCCAGACGAGCACGCCGAAGCTGCTCGGGCCCTGGTGGCCGGCGCCCATGCACCACGGCGCCGATACGCCGGGTCATCGTACGCCCGCTTCGCTTCGGGCGCGGAGGTCTTCACCAATCGCCGTGGCCGGTGCGAGGATGCCCCGTGCTGCGGTTGCTGCTCATAGCCCCGTGCTTGACGTCTCCCCGTGGCCACGGTCGCGGGGAGGCAGGGAAGCATGAGGCTGACCAATCCAGAAGGAGACACACATCACATGACCGTCAAGATCACGTCCATGGACACACATCTCCCCCCCGGCAAGCTCGCGGACGCAGAGCTGCACTTCGACGATGGGCCACTCGCCGGCCTGAAGCTGATCGGATTCGCCGTGTGGGAGCGGCGGACTGGTGGCGGGCGCAACGTCACGTTTCCGGCCCGGCAGTACTCGATCAACGGAGAGCGGCGGTCCTTTGCGCTGCTCAGGCCGGCCGGCGATAGCCCCTACGCTAATGAGTCCATCCGGGATCTCATCCTGGCGGCCTACGCCGAGACCGAAGCGGTGACGGCATGACCGTCGATGACATCCTCGACACTGGCGAGGTTCAACCTCGACTCCCGGTTGCGGGCGTGGTCCGCGAGCAGAACATCACAGCGCCACGGCTTGACATCCCATTCAGCCTCACAGGTCAGGCCGTGCCTGACGCGAGAGGTAGACAAGTCGGCCTATTTGAACCTGAAAGGACTGGAGGCGAGCGAGTATGACCTATAGAGAACGCCGAGAACGCCGCGCGGATCGCCTGCGAGGGTGGGCCGAGAAACGCGAAGCCAGATCGCGCAAGGCTTTCGATGGAGCCCGCATCTTGGCGGACAGTATCCCATTCGGCCAGCCGATCCTGGTCGGCCACCACTCAGAACGCCACGCGCGCCGAGATCAGGATCGGATCCATTCCGGCATGACGCGAGGGATCGAACATCAGGACAAGGCGCGCGAGATGTCCAGCAAGGCGGCCGAGATAGATCGGCAGGCCGAGGTGGCGATCTACAGCGACGATGTAGACGCGGTCGAACGACTGCGCGAGAAGATCGCCGGCCTCGAGGCCAAGCGCGCCCGGATTAAGGTCGTGAACGCGCTGGTTCGCAAGGTTGGACTCGCCGCGGCCGGCGACCAATTGACGGCCGAGGAACGCGCGGAGCTGCTCCAGCTCGTTCGCATCGTGCCGTACCACCACTGCGAGACTCGAGGCTTCCCGGCGTACGCGCTCACGAACCTTGGTGGCAACATCAGCCGCCTGAAAGCTCGACTGGTGGACCTGGAAACACGCGCCACCCTACGCGCCCGAGTGGACGCCATGATCGCCAGCGAGAAGGCATACGAGGGGGCCGTATGACCGTCCGAATGCCGACCCTACCGGAGTTCAAGAAGTTCGCGCGCGACGTCGCGCCGGCCGCCCAAGCGGTCCTGATGGCCAGGGCAAACGCACAGCTCACGCGTGAGCATGTAGACGCCTACATCGCGCCGATCTTCGCCTGCTACACGTTCCACGCCGAACCGGACTTCGGCGACGTCAGGCCGATCACATCACCGGATGATCTCTACCTCTGCGATCTCAATTCGCCCGAGGTGGCAGACTTCTACGCCCAGTGTGACGCTGCACACCGGGCGCACGGCTTCACAGGCCCGCAGGGGCATTGCCCAGCCCTTGAGGCCGAGAACCTCGTCATCAAGGCCGAGAACGCCCTGATTGCCCTCGCTGAACCTCTGTTCGGCATTCAGGGTTACATGCTGGGAGGCGAGCGGAATCGGTACCTCGAGCTTCTCATCGGTGGAGCCTTGAAGGCTGCGCCAACGACAGGGCGGGCCATGATGCGGGCGTCGAAGCGATAGCCGACCCTTTTGGGTGTCCTGTGACTGGCCACGGTTCGCGGATCGTGGCCAGCGAGGAGGGCATGACCATGGAGAGAGAGACAGGATACGTTGACCCGCCGATCTGCTGGGTGTGCGAGGCTGAGCCAGTGACAGATCGGGCGACAGGACTGGGCGATATGTGCCTGAACGAGGCCGGCTTGGGAGACGAGCCTGAGGAGTGGCAGCGGGAGCGTGAACGAGTGAGTGAGCTAGAGCGGCAGCGCGAACGCGATCGAGAGAATGAGGAGCGCGATCAGTGGGAGCAGGAGCAGCTGAAGAAATGGGACCGGCGCGAGTGGGAGCCGGAGGGCGACGAGTGGAGCGGCGGATTCGCGGACAATCACTGAAGGAGGATGGAGAACATGACGATCGTACATCGCTATACGCAGGCCGTGCTGTGGACAGGCGAAGGGGCCGACCTGCGCGGGGCCGACCTGATCGGGGCCGACCTGCGCGGGGCCGCCGCCGAGTGGATTGCCGAATGGATGAAGGAGCAGACCAAATGACCAAGCAGAAGCTATCGTCGGTCATCTTGGAGACGCGCTCGACTGGTATCAACTTCGCGACTTCTGGCGTGGTGCGCCGAGCGACAGACCGGCGCGTCATCCATGTGACTATCCCATACCCTTACGGATTCAGCGCCGCCGCACTCACCGCAGCCGAAGCATGGGCCAAGGCCAACGGGTACGGCATCCTGACAGGAGAATCACAGTGATAACGAAGATCAACGGCAAGGACGTGGCGCGATTCGAGGCCGACATGGACCAGATCGCGCGAAACTTCGCCGCCGAGGCTCGCGCCATCCTCGCCGGCACTTCACGTCTGTTGCCGTGTCTAGGCCACCTGGCAGCCCTTCAGCGGATCATCGCCGCTCAGGATGCCACGATTGCCCAACTGCAGATGATGCTCAAGAGTGAATATCAACCGAAAATTCGGCCACAGTGACCCGAATATGACGTCACAACCGCCACAACTGCAGATGAGCCGAACAGTGACCGTCACAGATCGGGCTGAGGGACACCAACCTCAGCCCGATTCCTTCCTACCGATTCCTTCCTTACCGCATCGTCCTGTGTAGGCGCCGCGCGCCAAGCGCCAAACCCAGACCTACCATCGCGAGTGTTGCCGGCTCAGGCACCTCGCGGGTATCCCGCTCCAAGTAGGAGCCCGAATACAACACGCCAAACGGATTGCTACCCGTATCGGCTCCGCCGCCCACCTGATACGCCACCATGCGAATAGTGTCGGTCCCACCCGTGGCCAGCGCGTTGAGGTCCCAGTACTCGCCGGGTTCGCAGCCAATGGCGACCGCCGAGCAGATGTCTTGGCTGAACGATGCCGCCTGGAACAACGTGCCGTTGAAAAATACGTCGAGTGTATCGTCAGCCCAAAAGCGAACAGTCACCGCGCTCCCGGCCGCACCGACGAACGATTCAACAATCTCCATGATCGGCGTCTGCCCGGTGGGATTCCCGGCCGATCCGTTCTGCGGCGCAAGCACGCTGCCCAGGTATCCCGTGTCCATGTACGACACCCACTGAGCATCCGTCAACGCGTCGTCCATCCACAGCGGGTGGCGGTCGATGACAACGGTTGTCCCGGCGCAGCTTCCCGCCTGCGCGCACACCGCCGCAAACGTGCTGGTCCAGTTCTCGCCATTGCCGGACACAATCGGCGCGGCCTGTGCCGTCACCGAAACGAAACCCACGAAAGCCGCCACGACGGCGGCGCGGAACGATTGATACTTCATTGCCTTTTCCTCCCGATTCACTTTGCCCGTTTATTCGGGCCGTTCATCACCTCGACTCTCCCGCGCTCCCCTATGGCGGCCGGCCGTCCCAACTCTCCCATTCCGCCACGTCTTGCTCGTGCTTCTCTTCTGGTGTTGGCTCTTCTGGTGTTGGCTCTTCTGCCTGCGCCTCCCCATACACCGCCCAGCCCTCCGCCCTCGTGCTCGCGAACAACTCGAGGTAGGGGCCGTCGTACATCTTCTCGATCATCTTCCGGAACGATTCGGGCTTGGCGGATTCATACTCTTGCGGCCGCTCCGTCACTACCGAATCCATTTTCGGTGTTGGATGGTCCGGAAGACAGACCCCCCTAGTGCAGATCAGAAGATGCTCATGCCTGAGCGCGACGTAGTTGTTGAAGCTGGACCTGACCTTGTCCCACACAAACCCGGACTTATGTGTAAACCCCCAGGCTTCGATGACTTCGCGAGGCCCCGGATTCGCGAGGAGAATCGACGGCCATACCCAGATGAGCAAGACCGCATCAGGGGCGGCGTGGGCGGCGATGGGCATCGCGCACAGGTCGCTGTAGCGTTGACTCCAGGGTGGATCGGCATAGATGACCCGGTACTGCCCCTCGAGCCTGGCTTGGCCGGAGATGATGCGGCGCCGCTTCGACGCCCTGATCTCGTTCCGGAGCTCGCGTTGACTCCAGCCCTCCGTTTCAGCCTTCTCCAGCCACTCCGCCCGTACCGGTACCGGTACGGAGGCGACCTCTGCGTGGTGGCCGAAGGACACACCGGCCCGCCTTTGGTCGATGGGGATCTGTGCGACCGTGCGGATGTTCTTCAGGGTGGATTCTTCCAGCCCGGTGGCGTCGGTCGCCTGCGAGAGCTTCTCTGACCAGTCGGCCCGGTCCTCGCCATACCGGAGCCAGTCCGCTAGCCAGAAGCCAGACCTGGCGTGCGCTCGCTTGATGAAGTCCCCGGCGCCCATGTACTCGCCCCAGGATGGCGAGCCGGTAATCTCCAGGCCGCACGGCAGGAGGGTAAAGCAGCCGATCTGGATCGGCTGCTCCACGGGCTGCTTCTTCGCGATGCCCTTCGCCATGGTCACGCGACCGGATCGGCCACTGAGTCAGGATCGTTGAAGACGACCGCCTTGATCGCCCACATCGCGGTCGTCTCGTTTTGCGTCAGCGCCACTGACTGATGCCGAGAGGCCGGGCACACCTCGCGAATCAGGCGTTCGCCGTTTGAGAAGTGCTCGCGGAGCCGGTTGATCTTGTCGAGCCCGTCAGGACTCGGCTTGTGGTAGGCGTATGGCTTGTCGATTGGCATGCGCGTTCTCCTTTGAGTGTAAAGTAGGGTTACTCGGCGTCCGCTTTCTTGGCGCCCTTGACGAGGCGCACGGAGATGGACTCGACGCCAGGCACCAGGGTGAGCCTGATCCCATGTGCGGCGTAGGTCATGCGCCCGTGATCCTTTAGGAGTTGAGCCCCGACCGTCTTCAGCTGGACTTCCGCCGTCTCGAGTTCGTTTTTCTCGTGCCGGCAGTCGGAGAGGCCGGAGCACACCTGGTCGAGTTCTTCGTTGGTGAAACTCGACATCTCCGGGAGATCCACATCCGCAGCCCGCTTGCGGCGCTTGGGCTTCTCGGCCGGTGGCGCGGTCGGTTCCTCTGGGAAGGTCATATCGGCCGGGTCGAAAGACCATTCCTCTTCGGCTTTGGGCTCAAGGCCAGCCAAGTCACCGAATGGATCGGGTGTCGCGACGGTTTCATCCTTCTTTTTCTTCTTCGCCATGTGCGCTCGCTTTCCACGGGCCAACACCACAGATCACGATGCGCGGCAACCTGGCCCGGAAGCCCCACGCAACGACTACCCGCCGAGTGCCGGCCGGGAAGCTGTACGACTCGAATTTCCGCCGTGCATCGGGGAAGTTCCCAGTTACCGTCTTCCCGCTTTTGACTTGCACGAACACCACGCCGCGCTCGTTCACCGCTAGGAGGTCAGACGCAAACTGATCTCGCTTGATGGGGAACCGCTTCGCGCCAGGCTTGCCCACCCATCGAATCACCTCCATGTCGGCCACCTGGAAGCCGCCAGTCTCCAGCCATTTTCGCGTGCGGGCCTTGGCTCGCGCGCCTCGCGCGGCGTTGCTACTCATGGGTGCCACGCCCGCGCGATGTGCCGCGCCAGCGAATACGGAATCTTCGCGATGTGCGCCGATGCGGCCTTGCGGCTGCGGCTGCGGCTGCTATGGGACGACACCTCGCCGTCGAACCATGCCGCCCCGCTGCCGCATTGCTTCCGTCCGTCAATCTGATCCTGCCCATCTAATCGCCAGTGTGGAGAGACTTGCCCGGTATCTTTGAATCGGTTCCAGTCGTGCCCCGGTCGTTTCCCTACTCGTCTCACGATGGGCATCAGCGCCGGCACGTCGCCCCAGAGGTAGAACGATCCATAGTGCCACCGCGCGCGGCCCACCCACTTCTGCGCGCCGCACACGTTCTCGACCACCAGCGGGATCTTCCGTTGCGCTTCCCATTCCGCCTCTCGCTGGATCCGAAAGCACGCCTCGAATAGCGCGTTGTCCGGTGGCGGCAGCGCCTTCGCGCGCTTCCACGGCATCGCCCGGTAACTGTATGCCTGACACGGCGGTGAGGCCACGATGAGCGCTGCATCCTTAAACTGAGCACCGTGCAGCGTCAGCACGTCCTGGAGCACGAGCTCGCCGGGATACTTCGCCTCGCCATATTGGTGCCGTTCGTTGTCGAAGCCGATCACGCGGTACCCCTCGGCGATCAGGCCCTCGGTCCAGCCGCCAAGCCCACAGTAGAGGTCAATCGCGAGTGGCCTCATGATCCATACCTCCGTGGCCGGCGAGGCGTGGTCACTGGAGTAGGCGCCGCTTGAGCCTCCTCCTCGCCACCATCCGTGAATGTCTGGGTGTCTCGGTCGAACATGAGTCTCACTGTGCCAGTCGCCCCGTTCCGCTGCTTCGCCACGATGAATTGCGTTGGCCCGCTCGCCCGGTGATTCTCGCGGTGGAGGAAGGCTACCACATCTGCGACCTGTTCAATTGACCCGCTGTCCTTGAGATCCGAGAGCATGGGAGTCCGATCGGTCCTCTTCTCGTAGGCCCTCGACAGCTGCGACAGGATGACCACAGGCACCGACAACTCGTCGGCCATCGCCTGCATCCGCGTGAGCACGTTGTCTAACTCCTCGTTTCGGTTGGCGCCACGCCGGTCCAGTGACCCGGCCATGAGCTGCACGTAATCGACCACGACCAGCCCGAGCCCGTGCTCCCGCTTCAGCCGCCGGCAGGCTAAGCGAATCTGCTGCGCCGTCCTCCCGGCCCGGTCGTCGATGTGTAGAGGTAGACTCCGCATGGTTTCCAGGGCCGTGGTGACCTTCCCGAAGTCGCCGGCAGCTAGGAACCCTCTCCGCACCCGCGTAGCGTCCAGCGCCCCAAGGTGGGCCACTAGCCGATCCGTAATCTGCCCCGTCCGCATCTCCAGGCTGAACAGCACAGACCTGACGCCAGCCTTCCCCGCTGCTACTAGCGTGTTTAAGGTCCACGCTGTCTTGCCCATGGACGGCCGCGCAGCTACCACCACGACCTCTCCGGGGAGCCACCCACCCGTGAGGTCGTCTATCGACTGGAAGCCCGTAGGGACGCCCTGGATGGCTCCCTTGTGCCTCATACGGTCTTCCATCACCGCGAACATAGCGCTCACCGCCGCCGGCATCCCGATCATGCGGTCGTCTGCCTGGTGACCGGCCAGCGCCATGAACGCCTGATCAGCCTCCGCCACAATAGCCGCTGCGGTGTCCTCTGCCGCGTAGGCCCTCGACATCACTCGGCTGGACACCTGGACGATCTGCCGGAGTCTTGATGTCTCGCGCACGAGGTCGGCATAGTGCCGCGCGTTGGTCGAACGCGGGAGCCCGTCAGTCAGCTTCGAGATGTAGCCGGCGTTGAGGCTCTCGTCCACCTCTCCACGCCGGCCCAACTCCGAGACGACGGTCAGGAAATCAACCGCGCTCTTGGCCTCGTAGAGCCCGCCTATGGCTGAGTAGATGCGGCGGTGGGCGTCGCGGTAGAAGTCAGTTGCGGTGAGCACCTCGCCCACCGCATCGTAGGCGTCTGGGTTTAGGAGGAGTGCCCCCAGGACCGCGCGCTCTGCTTCGAGGTTACTCGGCAGGGTGCGCTCGTCTGGCGCGGCCTTCTTCACGAGCGCACCGGTGACTCAGCCGACCGACGCAACTCCGCAGACCTACGCGCGGTGTGCTCCTCGTCAGACCGGCATGGCGGTTCATGAAAGCAATCCATCAGCGCGCTATGCGCCCTCGTCTGGATTGGCTGAGGCTTGGCGTGCTGGTTGATCGACGCCACGAACAGTCCGAACGAGTGCCGGCCCCTCACAAAGAATGGATCCTTGTTCTGGAGGTAGACACAGATTCGGTCCTTCAACTCAGCCGCATCGAGGCTCTGAAGAAGCCGCTTCCAATTCCCCCTGTCGCGCGCCTTGACCCACACATACCGCCCCTGTTGGCCAGGCGCATACTCCGCACACCACGCCAAGTCAAAGGCTCCCTCCAACTCCTTGAGATGGTCACCGCTGGTCTTCTCTCCCCGAAGGAGCAGCGCGATCTCGTCAGTGATCGCGTCGAGCTTAAATTGCAGATCCCGAAGCACATCTACCAGCTTCACGAGCCGAGCCAGTGTCGCCTTCTCCTTGTCAGCCATGGTGTCGTCTCCTAGTTGTCGGGACCGCACTGGTCATCCCAGAGTTGCTCTAGCGCGATGTCGAGCGCCTCGACGTCGAACCTTAATTCGTTGGCCCGACCTTGTATCTGTGTCGCTTGAAACCTCGTCTCCGCACCGTAGGTCGTCCCGTCAGGCTCAGCCCTAAGCCTCCTAGCCGTTGATTGGTAGTCCTCCATCTGGCCACGGAGTAGGTTCCGCATCCCTTCCAGGTGGGCTCTCGCCTCGCTGAGGGTCACGACTTCGCCTCGAACAACAGGTCTAGCCGCTTCAGGAAGGCCAGCCCCTCGCTGTGCATGAACCCGCTGTCTGGCTCGTTCAGGTCGTAGTGCTTCCAGGCGGACCACGCCGCCACGATTTGCTCTTTGGTCACGCCGACTGGCGCGGCCGTACCGGTACCGGTATCCGCCAAGGCGATCCCGTGCATGTCGATCACCTCGCCGTGCTCCTTGTTGGTGTGGAACGTGTGCTGATACTCCGCCTTCTCGAGGAGCGCCCGGATCTCCGCATAGGCGGATGCGGATACCTCCAGCACGGCGTAGGTGTGGCTCATTTCTCCCTCTCCCTGGCAAGTAAGCGTGCCACGAATAGCCCGGCGCAGACGAAGGCTTTCTGGGCCTCCGCCAGTGCGGCGGCGAGTGTCGTTTCAGTGGCCACGCAGAGGCCATCGAAGTCACCCGCCTCCGTGTTTAACCACACACACCAGTAGCCATCGGCTAGGTAGACGTGTAGCCGGCACCCCGTGAGTGGAATCGGCTCTGATGGGTAGTCCTCTGGGCCACTCATGGCTTCACCAGCTTAGGCTTGAGTTCCAGCCGAAGCGCCTTCACTGGAGCCTGAAGATGCTTGATGGCGATCCTTATCGCTTCGTCTCTGGTGGATTCGTGATGCGCCAAGCAGATGCCGCTGTCCACTTCGTCCGGGTCGAGCCAGACGTGCCAGAGCCGGTCTTCGTCCTGGTGGATGGTGAGCCAGTCGCTTGAGTTTAATTCGACCCTCTCCATGGCCCGGTAGTTCACCGTCATGGCTTCACCACCTTGGCGCGCAACTCCTTCGCGGTCAACTGGAGTGTCGCAGCGGCCGACTCAATCGCTCTTCGACGGCTTCGGCAGCGCCGCGCGAGACAGATGCCGTCCTCGTCCTGGTTTGGGTCCAACCACACGCTCCACAAGCCACCCTTTTGCACTACCGCGAGCCATGTTCCATTGCTCAGCTTCTCCCGTTCAGGCATCTGATCAGCCATCCCAGTCCCCCCTCCTTCTTTCTAAGTACCACTAGTCTCCCGATCCTCAGTTCCCATCCTAACAGCTGGTAGTTGGGGCCACGGGGCAGAGGCCCCCCAACCCAGTTAAGGGTAGGAGTGCCGGCCCCGTGACGGTTCGTTCAGCCGTATAGCCGTACGCCGTTCGCGGCCCCCATCTGGCGTGACGACACCGATGGAGATGGACACATTTCCTCACCCGTCGCACGGATGCCCCTGCCGGCTGTGCCCTGCGGCCCACCGCGCCCACTGTGCAGCTCCCGGTAGTGGGCTTGCGCCTCGACACAAGACCCCGAGCGGTCTACCCTCTCGGCCTTGTGGGACATCTTTGGACTGGATTGGAAGGGGGGAACTGAGGTAGGATCAACCTCAGACGCCCTCCGTGTTGCAGCCACGGATGCCGTTCGGCCGGTGGGAGGCTTTGTGGATCTCCCCCCGGCCGTTGTTCTTTGTAGCCGATCCGTCACGGTTTTGTCAACTCACTCGAGAACAAGGGTGGCCGCGCCGCCAAATCAGACATCAAGGCTCCAGTCGCCATGGTCTCTGACGATCATGCGGTCAGATAATGGGCACGGCTCCTTTCCGGCGGCCGTGCCCCGCTTGTGCTTCACGAGTCGTAGGCCGCTACCGTCGCCGCGGTGCGGGACGTACGCGGAGATTTTACGATGACAGCCTGGGCAGATGACGCGCTCGTAATACCGTCTCATCGCCCACCTCTCGCCTTCGCCATGTCGATCAACGTCGAGGCCTCCCCAGACGTGAGGCCAGGCTTGACCGGCACCCTGAGCTTCGCCATGTACCGTAGCTGCCCCTCCGTCGCCGGCTTCTTGCGCCATGCGGCATCACGGTCGGCCAGCCGTGTCACCGTGCTCCGCTCGCCGGTCACGAACGCCTCGCCGAGCTTCAGCGCCTCTTCAGCCGTCGTGACCTGGGCGGCAAGCGTCCTCTGTCGCGTCACAGGCGCCCCCGTAGGCCCTTGCCGCTCCCGGTAGGCCACAGCCACGTCCCAGTGCCCTAGAACGTCCTGTTGCACCGTCAGCGTCTCTGTGCCGTCCATCCAGGGGTACTGTAGGCGGAAGGCCTCACCCATCCGGACCCACGAGAACGTGGCCACCGCCGCCATCGACCCCAACGATTGCACCGTCCAGATGTCGAACGTCGCCGCTCGAGCCCCCAACTCTGCCAAGGACGTGCAGCCCTGCTGGAGAGCCCCATCTACGTCGAACGAGGGGTACTTCGTCCTGAAGTCATCCAATTCACGGTCCACCTCGCGGAGGTCTTGGCCGGCCGTCTTCAGCCCTGGAGGTAACCCGTAGAGCACTGGAGCTGCCTGTAGGGAATGCCGGCGGGCGACGTCCACGAGGTCAATCACGACGCACCGTGTCTTGCCCGGATGGATCCGGAGGCCCCGCCCGGTCATCTGTTCGTAGAGGGTGGCGCTTTGGGTCGGCTTTAGGTGAAGGATGCACTCGGTCAACGGGAGGTCGGTGCCCTCGGTCAAAATCATACAGTTGGCGATGACCGTTATCCGCCCGGCGCGGTAGTCCGCTAGAATCTGCCGGCGCTCGTCCTTATCCGTCTTGCCGGAGACTGCCGCTGCCGTCACGCCTCTAGCCCGGAATGCCTCCGCCACGGCATACGCGTGCGCGACATCAACCGTGAAGGCGATAGTCGGTAATCCGAACGCCCGTTCATGCCAGGCCGACACCGCCAGCGTGTTCCGCCATTCGCTGTTGACGGCCTCAGCTAACTGCCGCTGATTGAAATCGCCCCGATTGAGCCCTACGTGGTCTAGACTTGCCCCAGTCTCGATCACCCACGGTTCGATGGGCACGAGCCACCCGTCCGCGATGGCCTGCTTCAGGGCGTAGGAGTAGGCGATGGACTGGAAGACACAGCCGAGCCCAATGGCGTCAGACCTGTTCGGCGTGGCCGTGACGCCCACCAAGAGCCTGTCCTTGGGCGCCTGCTGGTCCCACTCGCCAAGCGCCGTCGTCATCTTCTCGACATCTTCGAGGGTGGCTTGGTCGATGTTGCTGTCCTCGCTGGAGAGGCCCTGAGGTAGGAACCCCAGTCGGACGAACGCTGACCGGTAGGTGGACGCCGCCGCGTGGTGCGCCTCATCGCATACCACAAGGCGGAACGTCCCTCGAGACATCAAGGCTTCCAACCGGTGGAACTTGCTGTTGGGTGCCGCAAGGGTCTGAATGGACGCAATCACGACGTCGGCAAACCGGGTGGCCTTCCGGCTACCTTGCTCAATCGAAACCACGACATGCGGATTCGCCGCCCGGATCTTCTCCGCCGCCTGGTCAAGTAGTTCCTCCCGATGGGCAATCACGAGCATCCGCCGGTTGGGCGGCGGAAACTGCTCGAGCCACGCCCTGAGCCGGGGGAACTCCTTCATGAGCGCCGCAAACCAGACGGTTTTGCCGACACCAGTCGGTTTCTTGATCAGGCACCTGTTCAGGCCTTGGTCAAAGAAGGCCGCTTCGAGAGCGGCCCCCGCGTCACACTGGTAGCCCCTGAGCGTCGGAGCCGTGGTCATACCGTGGTCCCAGTCTCCACGTAGGTAACCCCAGGCCACGCGTTGATCAACTTCCCGAGTGACCGCGCGTAGGTGTTGAGTTTCGTCTCATCGACCATGAGGCAGTCCACCGGAATCCCCAACGTGTTGCCGTCCACGATGGACGCAATGAGCTGCTGCGGGTTGTGGCACTTCGCGCTTCGGGTCTTGCGCTCCGACCCCACCTTGAGCACGTCAGCCTTCACCTCGACTGCCACAGCGTCCAGAGGTGCCGCCTGCACCGCCTGCGCCTGCTGCCTGATGGCTTCTGCGTCCTGCCTGGCCCTGATGGCCCCACGAATCTTCGGATGGCTCAGGAGCCGCGCAGCGGCCTTGAATGGGTCTTTGTAGCCAGCGATTGTGGCTGCCTGTTGCCCGTTGTGACCGCTGACGTAGGCCGTGATGAAGAAGCACTCGCGGTCACTGAGGTCGCCGCTCGCCTCTTCGGCCGCGACCGCTGCCGCCTCCAGCTCCGCCAACTCCGCCTCGCGCTTCGCCCTGGCCCGCGCGTCCTCCTCGGCCTGGAGTCGGCGGCGCTTCTCCTCGGCTTCACGCTCTGCCTTCGCCTTGTAGGCGTTGTGGTGCGCCTGGAGGATGGCGGCCGCTTGCGTGAGTGGCGTCGAGGCCCGCCCGAACCCGGCCACGAACCGCTTGTGGAGCCCGTGGAACTGCTGACGCACGACCCACAGATCCTCAGCCGCCTTGGCCTTGTCCTTGACGGCTTGGAGCCGCCGCACTATCGCCGCGTCCTCCTCCGCCGTGGTCGGGGCTTGGACGGCCTTCACCACGGCGAGTGTAGCCACGGCATCATCCTCGACCACCTTGGCCTTGGCGAAGAACTGGCTCATTCGCCCGAAGAACTCACGCACCGACAGGGCCTCGCGAGTAGCTTCGCGCAACTCCTGTGCGAGTGGATCGTCCGCCGTCTCGAGCCATGGGCGAGCCTCAAGGCCCATTACCTCCGGCACCAATGCTGCTTTCTTTGCCATGTGTCCTGTCTCCTATTCCTCGAATACGAGGGCTCTTTCGTTCGGATCGCCGCGTCGCGAGAAGGACTGGTGCCGGCTCGCGCGGACATCGCTCACCTGGCAGACCCATTCCAGGCAACCACTCTCGGCGTTGATCACGGCCAGTGGGAGGTCCATCCACTCTTCCATCTTTTCAGGATGGTCGCGAAACAACTCGCGAAGCGTCAGCCGGCCTTCGTTCACGACAACATCCCGATCAGGGCGTCCAGCTTCTCCTCGATCCGCCGGAGCCTTGACGAGATGGCCTGGGACGCCGTGGGCGGCATCGTAGCCGGTGGGTCGAGTGGCGGAGGAGCATCAGCGATGGCCTCGACCCTGTACCTGTTGATCCTCGCCTGCGCGTCGTGGGAGCTAGTGATCCCCTCTGTGAAGAGTGAGCAGTCCGTCTTCACGGTGACGACGTCCTTCAACGCCCCGGCCAGGCTCGTCTTCTTCACTGACGCCCGCCCGTTCGCGAGGGCCTGCACCTCGGCCAGCTCGAACTTGTACTGATGCCTCTGGTCCCCCACCTTGGTCGAGCCGTGGTCCGTCAACAGCCCCTTGACCACGAAGCGATAGAGTGGAGCACTGGACTTGAACCCCAGGATCTCTCGAGCCTGAATGCAGTTGATGAACATCGTCGCGTCTCCTTTTGTTTCGATTGTCACCGCTCATCGCCGGCAGGGGTCACGCCCCACTCGGCTGTCTCACGCGAGAGATTACCGAACCATGTTACGGCTTGTCAAGTCCTTTCTTGTGGTCAGATATTCTGAGCCGGCATCTCAGGCAGACTTTGAATCGACCTGACCGCTTGCCGCAGTCTCGGCACAGGCCATACCAGCGGCGCCACGCGCGTAACTCCCTCTGGTAGACCGTCCTGTCCATTAGTCCTCGATGTTCTCGGCGATCAAGTCCTTGTATGCCTTAAAGGCTGGGGTCCGCTGATGACGGAGCAACGCCTGTAAGACCGCAGCCGTGTACGTAGGGTCAGTCGCGCTCCCCTCTCCTATCGTCATGTACCTGAAGAACGGCTGTGGCCAGACCGCCGTGATCTCAGTGAGGCCCAACGTCCGCGCCCACTGTGTTAAGGCGGTCAGCCATTTGATGTCGAGCGCCACGAAGTCCTCATCCCCTACCCCCTCCACAGCGGCTTCCTCCGCCGTACCGCTCGTCGTGGTCGCGAATGGCGTCCTCCACGTCTCGGCGATGTAGACCGGTTTCACCGCCGTGTTTGCCGTCTCGACCATTTCAGTGAACGTCGGCATATCTGCCAGGCTATAGATATCCAGGGTCAGGACATCAATAGAGGCTGAACCCGCGAACGCCTCGAAGTGCAACTGGTCGGCGGCGAGCCCACCCGCGCCGATCTGGGTCGATGGCGAGGCTGACGCCACGACCGCCGCCGTCGCCTCCGCGAAGTCCAGCCAGTTCTGCACCGTGATGACCCCGCCCAGACGTGTGGCCATCGTGGTGGGTTCGTGGACCACCACGAAAATATCCGGCTCGTACCGATTCGCCACGAACTCGTAGAACGCGAGGCAGGCCGTCTGCCACGCGGCGAGGTTTGCCATGGGCCAGTACGTTGCGGAGTACTGCGGATTGAACGCCAGCCGCATACCCAACGCCCGAATCTTTGCGATCACCGCATCGTATTTCACGATGGTTGGGATATCCGGCGTGAAGGCCCACGGGAATGACCCCAGGTTCATGTCGATGCGGGTCACCCCGAGCTCGTGCAGCGCACTGACCATCCTGATTAGGTCGGCTGTTGGCACGCCGGCCACCCAGTACTCGTGCGCCAGCATGAGGTTTGCCCCGAACTCGACTGGGGTTTTATCTTCCGCCGCGACCTCGCTAAGCAGGAAGTTCAGGGCGGTGTGCATCAGGGTGTGGTAGTCGGGCCTGGTCATAGCGAAAAGTCTAACACCTCGTCACTTCCACACCCCGTGAATCAGTGTCGCGCGTTCGCGAGAGTCTGACGTCCAGGTGTCTGCCTTGCCGTCACGGTGCGTCCAGGCCCACCGTCCACAGTAGGCTTGCACGCCTTCGTACCAACTCGCCTCGTCACCAAGGATCCGCTGCCGCTCGCCAGGCGACACCGCTTCGTTGCCGTTCAACCGGTGTATCGCGTGCGCCCGGTACTCGTGTATCTCACCGGTCGCTCTGACCATGGGGAGGTAGAGCCATGCCGGTGTCAACGTGATGGCCAGCTTATCGGCCATGCAGAGCCGCGATGGCTGAAGACCTAGCGCCTTCGCGTAGTAGCGTGAATGGAGTAGCGTGAACTCGCCCCACGCTCGAGTGCGTGGACGCTCAAACAAGTAGCTCATGATCTGCGCGCCGAGCATCGGATGAAGCTCACCCTCTGGCCCGTCCATATTCGGCTTGCCGATGTAGCCGAGGTCGTGGACGAAGAACGCCACCCACAGCCGTGGGTCCCACGGGAATCCGTAGAGCTTCCACCAGCCCCACGCCACGAACCACGGATGCAGGAAGAAACAATGTGCCCCGTAGAGCACGCTCTTGGTTCCTATCGTCATCGACAGTCCTCCGCGTCATGCCTCGGCCAGCACGACGCACAACAGAAGTCCCCTCCGCACTCAAAGCAGTGAATTGTCTCGTTCTCGATGGAGTAGCAGTCGTCGCACTTCGTGAAGGTGTTCACGCCGATACCCCAGGACGTGCGGAGGATGCGCTTCACCGTGGCCCCGTCCTCTGACCACTCGGTAACGCATCCCTTGTTGGGCACATGCGCGGCCGTCCCGTAGGTCTCGCACGCCAGCTTGTGTGCCGCGATCTCGGCAGGCGAGCAGCACTCGGTATCCGGTGAGAAGTCGTTTGGGTTGGTGACGCACGGGTAGCCGTAGACGGCATCTTGGCTCATGACACGACCCTCACCATCTCAGGAATGACCACCAAATCAGGACGCCAGGCATGGAACCTGACCTCTCCATTAGTCCCGGCATCAGTAAGAGGCTCCACCTTCAACGTCCCGCGGTGCAGGCTCACCGGCCCACTCTGATGGTGACCCCTGCACAAGAGGATCATCTTCTCTGGCACCGACCTGTCGCCGGCCGGGTTGCCCCCCATGCCCTTGTGTTGGAGATGGGCCACTTCGAGTGGCCAGGCATGATTGCCACCAGGGAACCGGCACACACGGTCCCTGGCCCGCACGATGGCCTTCGCCTCTCGCTCTGCCTTCCGATTCACGGCGGCCTTCTTGGCCCTAGCCATTTTCGTCGTGATGCGGCGGCCCTTGAAGTTGGGCTTCATTTCTGCCCAGCCCCGCGTGCCATCATCTCTGATCTGGTGATACGAGTCCCCCCGTCAATGATGTAGGAGTCGCTGCCAGGGTCGTAGTTGCTCCCGGCTCCACCGCCAAGGTCGGAGACTGGCCACTGCTTCTGCGCTGGCCCCACAGCGGGCTCCACTGTGTGGCGAACCGGGAACGCGATCCCATTGATGTCGGTGACGAAGTCCCCAGGCCCCTGGAGATACTCCACCGCCGCCTCCAACTCCGCCACCGCTCGCTCCACAGCCTTTTCCCTCGTGTCGCCTCGCCCTATCGTCACGAAGTCTGATCCGCGCCCGGTGAGCTTTACCAGCCACCGACTCGGCTTCGCGTCGGAGGCCGAGCGCACTTGCATCACCGTCAGTCCGATCAAAGGTGCCTTGGTCATTTCTCCTCCTTCACCTCGTGCCAGTCCACGCCGTCTGAGATCATGGTCACCCCGTTCGCTATCGCCTGCGCCTTCTTCTCCGACCACAACATGTTGTCGTCGAAAGCCACGGCACCGCAGATGCACAGCGCTCCATGATCCGGTAGCACAGGGTGAGCGCCATTATTTTTGACATGCCATGCGTGCCCGTTCTCCCTGCACATAGTCATCGGTAGTCCCTCACGATCTCCTGTGCCTTCACGAAGTCAGCCCGGTCGGGATGCTCCTCCAGTACGAATTTCCCATTGCTCTTCAAGTAGAGACACCAGCGCTTGATCCCCCATGCCGGTATCCCGCACTCCGCCACTAACCCGGCCTGCAAGGCCGTCTGCACGCGGTGGGCCTTCCGCTCCGGTGCCCCAGTCTTGATCTCGAGCACGCCCTTGACCCCGACAATAACGCACACCCTGTCCGGACGGCCGGCGTAGCGCAGCGAAGGATGAACCAGAGGCCGCTCGATGTCCACCCACGACGGCCGTATCAGCTTCAGTGCCGCAACGTAGGCCTGGAACCAGCCCGCCCACCGGCCAATCACTGCTGATGGGTCAGGGAGCATCCCCAGGTCATACGCAGCCGTCGTCTGGTGAACCCAGGTGCCCCTGTCTCGAGACTCCTCGGTATACCACCGTGGGTCCGTGAGGCCTGCCCGCACAATCAGGCCGGTGATGTGCGGGAAGACCTCCCCAGTCACCGCGTCCGTATACTCGTGCGCGTCTGGGTCGAACCGGAAGGCGCCCATTCGACGACGACGGCGCGTGCTTCCACGCGTGCTCGCACTGGATGCCTCTGCCGGAGCTGCCGGCGAAGCGCAAGCGCGTGAGTCTGGAGAAGAACCAATCACGACCCTGACACTACCAGTGCCGGTACGGGTGGCCAAGAGGATCCGCGTGTCGTGTGGCGCCGTGTTGATAGGTTGCCATTCCATCTCCATCACCCGTCCTCCCCAGGCTCACGGTCCAGCGGCAACGGGCCAGGCTTCTCTAACGCCGACACGATGGTGTCGAAGTGCTTCACCTTCACCTCGCGCATCGTGTTGTAGTTGAACCGGACGGCCAGCCACGCCACCACCTCGCGCTGACCACGCCCGGAATCCTTGAAGACCTGAGCCAGCTTCCGCAGTGGTGCATCGCCGATCACCGCGTCACCGTTCTGGATCGGCGCCGGAGGCGCTGGCTTCTTCGGATCCGCAGGCGCCTTCTTCTTGTTGTCCGGCATCGTCGCCGCGCCGTCGTCATCCACACCCCTCTCGGTGAGGTTCAGGAGGTCAATCGTCGTGACCCGCCGGCCATACGTGACCGTGCTCTTCTGGCTCTGCACCGGAGACCGGAAGTCCGAATGGTCCGATGGGGCCTCGAACGTGCTCTCCTCGGACCACCCCTCCCGGTGCGAGAGAATCCCCACGATCCGGATGATGCCCTTCTCGAGCCACTCCGTGCGGTGCCTGAGCGAGAACCCATACTCGGCCATCACCGGTTTGATTCGTGGGTGGATGTCCTCCCCAAGCCGCGCAAACCGGCTCCGGAGCACGTCCTTGACGATGATCTTCCCCGCCCGTGGGATCGACGGGAACTTCGGCTGCATCTCGGCGTAGGCAGCCTCAAACGCGGCCTTCGCCTGCACGCGCATGATGTCCTTCCGTAGCTCGATGATCCGCTCCAGCTTCGCGATGTCCACCTGGGGGTCCCGCGCCAGCCGCTCGAACACCGCGAGTGGATCGGTTGACGCCTCTGGTGCCGGCGGGGTAGACTGCACACGTTGCAGCTTGCCAGGTTGCAGCGTCTCCTGCGTCACCCCAGGTGCCCCGGCCGTGGCTGTCTCCTCCACGGTCGGGGCATTCTTCTTTATGCCCATCACTCGCCCCCTTCCATCGTCAGTTCCGCCGCCCGCTTCTTGAGCCAGAGTTTCGTCTCGTTGTGGCCCCTGGCCAAGTACTCGAACACGTCCCCGTCGCTGACGCTCTCGACCGGCCTCGACACTAGGACCGCCAGCCGCTCCCGTGCCGCGTTGAGCCTCGATGTCCCCACCCGTGTCGTGATGCCCTGGAACCGGTCGCCGTCCTTCGGGCTGAAGATGGGCCGGCCGCTAGAACCACGTTTCTTCATCTCTGACCTCCGGTGCGAAGACGGCCAACCCATCATCTTGGCTGCCGTCTGTGATGCTCTCAGCCCACGGCTGTTGTTTCACTGGGGCAGCAGGCAGACCGCCACCGACGTTCACGAGCCCTTGCAGGATGGCCATCGCGAAGCCCCTCGCCTGCTCGAAGCATTCCTGATTGAACCCGACGAAGTTGATGTGCAGGCCACCGATGCCGACCTGGAGGAACCGGTCCCCGTCCTTACAGATGAGCATCGTCACGTAGGGCTTGTCGTCACTGGTGAGATTGACCGAGACGGCACTCATTGCCCGGCCTCCTTCCGCTCCGGCACCACATGCTCCGCACACCCACACTCCGCGCAGGTATGCCCGCCGAGCCCCTCGGCTCCGCACTTGGGACAAGGCCCGCTCACGCGCATCCCGCTGTGCTCTTTCCTGAGTGCGTTGAGGGCCCGGCCGATGGACTCTGCCGCTTCCATCGCCATCGCCTCTCGGACTGCGACGGACGCGTAGTAGTAGATGCGCCCGCCCTTCATCTTCACGCCGAACCGCTGCGTCTCCGCGTCGTACCCGAACTCCTCAGCAGCCGTCGAGGTGACCGGCATCAACTTGATTGCCCTGACCTTCTCCATGTTGCCTCCCACGCGAGAGGCTACAGGAAGTCGATTCGGCTTGTCAAGTCACCTGGTTAGGGGACCGGCTTCTTGAAGATCACGGTATCGTCTTCGGGATTCGCAGGCAAGACGTAGTCCTTGAGCATGACCCAGTTGCGGAAGTAGCTATAGAGGTTCCCGTTATTGATGTACGCCCCACCAGTGAAGTCAGATGACATCTCCACCGCAGAACTCACGTTAGTAATAGGCGTAACCAAAGTCAGGTCCGTACCAACGGACGCATTGCCAATCGGGCCACCCCAGGTAGACTCTATGGCTGTCGCCTGTGCCACAGCCACGCCGCCAGAGATCGCTACCTGCCCTTGCGTGGTGTATCGCACTCCGTCTCCTCTGTCCATCTGCGTGTTGTTAGGAATAATCTTCCCTTCCTCGGTGCCGGTAAAAGTTACGGTCCCTGTTGCCGCATAGTGATTCGCAGAGGTATCCATCTCGTAATCGAAAATGCCGATCTCGTCGCGGATATTCATACCATTCAGCCGACCCCAGGGTGTCTTGTAATAGATCCGAGTTGGTTCGCGAGTTTCGTCTGCAATCCACAACGAGATCATGTGATACGTTCCAGGAGCCACAGTTTCCCCTGTGAACGTATTCCAGCTCGTGAACGCCGTCTCGTCTACGTTCAACTGGACTTCCATCCAATACCGTGTCCATGTGCTGTGCTTCACTGGGAACGTAAGATAGTCCTCTGCTCCTTGTCCAGTCGGTTGAAGATTTGTGAGGTCCGAATCCATGCCAGCCGGTGCTGGCCCAATGTAGGACCGCATGCTCACGACTATAACATCTGAACACGATCCAGATGCGGGCCCCCCACCTGTGATGTACTGCTCTTTCACCTCAACTGTGATACCCCCGTCACCAGTGTTTGCGCCAGCGTTGAGAAACCGAAGCCGATATTGCTTGTGAACGAGTTGGGGCGAGATATTGAGCAAACCGCCGGTACATGATACGTGTCGCCATTCTGGACCGTGCCAGACATCCCACACGAACAAAACGACACCAGTGTCTTCATGCACTGGCATGTGCATATGCGATCCCAGTACTTGGGCTGTCTGCGTGAGTGATATTCGAGCCGGAACCCATGTGAGCTTTGCCGCGTCTTGCGGATTCTCATAGGTATCGGTGCCGAACTCGTACGTAAACGCGTTCCCGTTACCAACGTCTACGGCCTCTATATCCGGTTGCGTCCTCAACGAGTGATGATCTTCTGCTGCAACCTCTGGGAGATCGATCAGTGTCTCAAAGAAATCGTGTGGCCCCTCCGCGCTGCCAGACGCGAAGGTCAAGTTGAACGGCTGTGTGTCGGACGTCATCGCAGAATCAGTCACCCTGGCGACAAACGAGCACACCCCGGCTCCCACCCCACTGGTCCACGACACCAGCCCACCGGCTGAAATGGACGTCGCGGCGCACTGAGCATCCGCGTCGTTCAACGTAGTCCCAGCTCCGTCATTCGTCCACACGTTCGACCCAGCCCCACCAGTGGCACTTAACTGCCGCTCGTCTGCTACGCCCTCTGTGCCGTTAGTAAGGCTGGTCTGATCGATGAGGAGCGGCGGCAACAGCGTCACGGTGATCTCGGCCGTTCCCGCATTCGCGGCCTGATCAACGGCAGTAATCGTGAGGATATTCTCGCCCACCGTTAACGGAATCAATGCGCTCCATGCCGGTGTGCCACCCGTCGCATTCCCGCTCCCGCCAGTCGAATTAACCCAAGACACACCCGTCACACCCACATTGTCTGTGGACGTGCCTTCGATGGGATACGGAGACACTGAAACAGTATCCGTGGGATCTGTTGTCGGTTCCAAAATCTCGACGATAGGATCGGTCATATCGTCTTCGGTGTAGGTAATTTCAATGGCGTCCGTGATCGGCGTGTCCATCGCCGCATCATGCGGTGTTACCGTCACGACATTCTCACCGACTGCGAGCGTCACGCTGAAGGACCAGTTAGCGGTCCCATCAGCTGTGCCACTCGTCACGCTGCATTCAGGACACGCCCAGGTCACGGACGTGCAGGCGGTATTGTCCACACACGTCCCTTCAATGACCACAACCTCTGTCGAGACACCTATCGTCGGGCTTGTCGTCGGCACCGTGATGAACGCCAGTGGAGACGTCGGGCCTTCCTCCAACGGGAGCCGCGCAAACCTGGGACGAAGCAAATCCTGAGCGAACGTAGACCCGCTCAACCCGACAAGCATCAAGAGCCACATCCAACGCATATTCATCGTCCCCTCGCCATCAGTGTGGACAGCGACGGCGCACGCCCGCCTGCCGCTGGTGCAATAAATGAGGCCGCGCAGTTCGCCACAGTCCGCCCGGTTGCCGATGACCATGTGATGGTATCTGCGGACAATGCGGTGGCCCCGCTGTAGTACTGCGACACGGTATCCCCCACCGAGAAATCTCCAGCTAATGTGATGAAGTCTGGAGTCGTCGTCGTCGTTGGTGTGAATGTGCCCAACGCGCTGTTTCCAACCATGATCGTGTAGACGAAGACATCCGATGCCGTGGTCATCGACACCGCAGCCGCGTGAGTCGTGTTGTTTCCAGATTCAGCCACAGAGTCCGTCTGGTTTAGCGGTGCGGTCAAATGTGCCCCCAGCACCTCCACCCACTGGGCGCGTGATGCGCCGTTGCCGTTCGACACGGTGACCGTAATCGTGAGCGCACCGGCTGTGGTAACTATATTGGGTGCGTAGAAAATCTGGCAATGGCGCGATGGCGTTGCGCCAGACGTATTCGCGCTCAGTACCGCCGATGACCATGTGTTCACCCCGTCTGAGAGGCTATAGGCCTGATCGGCGTCACCGCCTGGCTGTCCAATGCCGACGACGAGCGTGCTGCCGTCCGTCAACATCGTAGGCGAAATATCGTACGTCGTCGTTCCGTTGACTGCGGCATGCTGCCCCAATGTTGGCGCCGCTGCCTGCAACACCACACTCCACGAGAGCAGGGCTACTCCTACTGTAATATAGAGTCTACGCATGTTATTGCCCCTTACTTGTAGGTGTAGAGCAATTTCACATCGTTTGCGCCAACTTCATCGGTATTATCGTATGCCTCACCCGTGACGACCCAGCATTTCAACCCCACGCTGAAGCTCATACCTCGCGGGAAGTTCATGCCACTGATGCCAGCACCAGCCGCGTTGCCTGGAAGAGCGATATCAATATCCGTTGCCGCTGCCAACGTGTCTGTGCCTGGCGCGCCGTCGCCCTCCTCGTCTTGATTCTCACAGCGCAGGAATGCGACGGTTGCCGCATGATTCGTCGCGGTGATGCTCCAGAGCGTACACGGAGCCGCGCAGACCACATGCTCGTCCTCAGTCATCGCATCAGTGGTGTAGGTGTAGTGGCTCGCCGCCGTCTCGGCGTTGTCGATGATCTGGAGCGCCGTCAAGATCAAGGCTCCCACATCCGCACTGCCGGCCACGTTGCTCAGCGTCACGATTGGGCTACCCGACACCGTCATCGCCATGCGCGCCGACTGCCCCTCCGCCACCACGTTGGGGAGCGCACCCCCGTCAATCACCTTTGCCTCACCCTGAATACCAGGTCCAGTGGCAATGACTCCACCGCCATGGACGGACTCAGGCGCCAACGCCGCCTCAATGGCCTCAACCGCTGACGCTGTCAGCCCCGTGTTCGTTTCGATGTCCACCAGGTACCCGGCGATGGCGAGCGTATACCCCTCCAGCAGATCCGTGTTCGCTTCCAGGGTGTCCGTGTTCGCTTCCAAGCTGTCCACTGCCGCCAGCACCTTGATCTGGGTCGCTTCCGTGGTGTCGCTCGAGCCGGCTCCGCCTGCCCCACCGCCACCCCCGCCGCCTGCGCTAGAGGCCCGTAGCGTCACCTTGGCCATCCCCGATGTCGCAGTCGTGAGGCACGCGAGAAATGAGCGGTACCCGGCCACTGGTGCGCCCCAGATGCCGTTGCCGGTCGTGGTGTTGACGGCCGACCCTGGCGTCTCGGCCGTGGCCGCATCCACGATGCTTCTCGTCCCATCGTTCCCTTGTACGTAGAAGGTGATGGTGCCGGCCCATGTCCCGGTCACCTCAATCGTGCCCGTGCCCATGTCGGACACGTCAAGGGTAGTGCATTCGTTCGTGGAGTCCAGCTCACGCGTGGAGTCGGCAGACTTCTGCGCCTCTGCCACGATGGGCCACAGGGCCACCAGCGCCGCCAGGATGATCCATGCCACGATTTCCGCGCCAAGACCCCTCACGCCTACGTGTGTCTGCTTCGTCATCAGTCCTACTCCCATGTGGGTATTCTAACCCTTCTCATCCGTAGCGTGGTCACAACGAAACACTTTTTGGATCCCAGCCGCCTGGTCTTCCCACTTGGTCCACGACGCGAGCGCGTGTGTGGCCATCTTCGCCTCCGCCAGGACTGTGGACAACTGCGCCATCAGTACCGCATGGCGCTTCTCGTCCCGGAGGTTCCTCGCCCGGATCTCGCAGCAGACACGGAGATACCCGTGTGCCACGACGAGAATTAGGACGGCGATCAAAAGTGTGTCAATCGAATCACCCATTGAGGCCTCTCTTTCTGTATGTCAACGCCTACTAATGGGGGGAGCTTCACGAATCGCGACGACCGGAGCAGGGCCGTCCGCGTCAGGCACGAGACGGAGCATCTCGAGCCGGTCAACTCTGCGGTGGAGGGACTCCAGCACGAGCGTGTTCTCACGCATCACGCTGATGACCTCCCGGACCACCGCCAGCAATTCCTTCGTCGAGGCTTGCCACAGTTCGGTGAACTGCTTCACGTCCCTGCGGTAGAAGAAGAACAGCAGGGCTGCCATGCTTCCGCCGACACCGAGGCTCGCGAGGTACTTGGAGAACTCGACGTCGATATCCATAGCGGTCATCACCTCTTGAAGGGCCATGGTATCAGTCCGTTTCCGGCTGAGGTGACGGTAATGGGCGCCGGCCTAGCGCCACCCTCGAGACGTCGATCATCTGGTTGCGGATGTTCCTAATCGCCGCCTGCTTCGCCTCTGGTTTCATCACGGCCGCCGGCAACGCCTGGAGAGACTTGATCCGCTTGCCAAGCACGCCAACGCGGTCCACCGCCAGCCGGATGTAGCGGGCGCGCTCCAGTGGGAGATCCGTCTCGGCTACCTGCTTGTCGGCAGCCTCATTGTTCCCCCTGGCCCGCTTCGACCGCACGGACGCCGTCAGTGTCTCGTAGGCCCTGGCGAGGTCGTAGAGGTCGCCGACGCTCTGCCCTGAGCCCATCATCTCGCCCGTGTCGTAGACCGTCCCGACCACCGGCAGATCGCGCATGGGGTCGAAGGACTTTGGCGTCTCGCCCTTCGCGAGGCCCACGACTGCATCTACGGCCTTGGCTGACGTGCGCCCCACTGACGTGGTCCAGCCGAACAGGATGTGGTCGATCTGGGCCGGGCTGAAGATTGGCAGGATCTTCTGAATGGTCTTCGCCGTCTCGGTCGTCCACTGCGAGTACTGGTCCTCGAGCGGTAGCCCTTGCACTTCCCATGGACTCACAATCGGTGCATCGCGAAAGGCGGAGTAGTTCGCGAATGCCTCCAGGACCGGCATGATGGCTGTCGGCATCATGTTCAGCACGGTGCGCTTCGCGAAGTCTGGATCGTCGAAACCAGGGAACCAGTCCTCCTGCATCTGCTTGAACCGCTGCGGGTCGCCCTTCTTCATGTAGTCGAGCCCGGCCTCCATGATGTCGCCAGCGTAGGCGTAGTCGAACGGCTTGGCGATCTTGGCGTACCCTTCCGTCCCTGGCAGCTTGATGAACCAGTAGGCGTGCTTCTCCCACTCCGGCTTTTCCTCGTACTCCTTGTCGTCGCCTCGAAGGAACCAGAGAGCAGCCGAGAAGAACGCGATCGTGCCCAGCTTCAACAGCGTTCCCTCTGGGTCACGCTTGAACGTCTCGCCCATTCGGACCCAGGACTGCACCTTCGCGTTGAGGAAGGCCTTGAACTGGCTGAACTCCTTCACGATGGTGCCGCCACGCTGGTAGTCCGTCGAGACGTCACGGGCAGCGAGGGCCGCCCTGGCGAGTATCGAATCGGATGTGCCAGCGTAGTCCTTGTCGCCCTCGAGTAGGCGCCGCATGACGCCACGCTCTTTGCCGCCAGCCTCCAGAGCCAACTTGAACTCGGCAAACCGTGTCGCCGACTCGACGGCCTGAGAGGCGTGCTGGAGCGCACTCCACGCGACCTTCATCAGCTCCAGTGGATTCAGCACCGTCTGCGCCACTGATAACCTTTGGCCACTCAGTTGCCTCACGGCATCCTGCCGGTGACGCCGGTCACTCCCCACGAGCGCCGCCTGGGACACGCCAGACACGGCGAACAACTTGGCGGCTTCAGAACCTCGCGTCAACTCGATCATCGCAAGCACCTGATCGTAGACAGGAATCAGGCCGTACTTGGACTGGAGCCATGACACCAGGCTGTCTCGCGTGAAGTTCCTAATGATGAAGCTGGGCGTCGTCGTCGCCGTCGTCCTGAGCACGCTCGCGACTCCAGCAAACCCAAGGCGGATGACACCGGCAGCATCACGCGGCCCCATCTGGGTGATCGCCTCGTACAGCCCCGTGTGGTTGACCTGCCAGAACTCCCGCTTGCCGTTGCGGATGAGCGTCACGATCTGCTCGCCGTTCGGCGCCACGTATGTCGCTGGCGTAAAGACCGTCACGAGCTGCTCAAATGCCTCGCTCAGGTTGTCGGGCAGATCCTCCATGCCGGCATCCTCGAGCGCCTTTTGGATCTCCTTCGTGAGCCGCGACAACTCGAACGTCGTCGGGATCTTATCCGGCGCCACGCGGTCCATCCACTTGCCAGACGAGTGCTTCTTGTCGGTCGCCTTCTCGGCTGCTTCGGCGAGTGCCACCATGGCCCGGTTCTTCTCGACCATGTCCACGATTGCGAAGGTGTTTCCTATGATGGACTCCAGTGGCGGTATCACCGTGAGCCCTGATCCGGTGGCCCGCTTGACTGGCACAGTGCGATTCGCCAACCTCCGAGCGACACCACTGAAGATACCCTCAGTCGCCTCCTGGACCCGCATAAGCGGGACGTATGACTCGTAGGCCAACGTGATCGCCTTGAACTGATCTGTCGAAAAGGCCCCTCGCGACCTCGCGTATTCGAGTAGCGCACTCTGGTACGCGTAGACCTTCTTGGCGGCTTCCTCGAACTTCGCGAAGTCTGGCCTGGCCCGCGCCTGGGCGATCATGTCGTCGGCCTGAGCCTTCGTCACGCCTGGGTTCTTCCCAACCTTCAGACGCTCCATCGCATGCACGGCGTAGAGGTAGTGCTCGAACTCGGCGAGATGCTCCTTTACGCCTTCCAGGGCATCCGCAAGGCCGTCACTCAACTTCACCGCATCGGGGCCATAGACACCAGTCGTCAGGAACCCTTCAGCCTGTGAGGCCGATCCTTGGGCGAGGCGCGCGAGCACATACCCATCCGCCGCGTAGTCTCTCGGTTGGCCGCTACTCATGTCATCCATGGCAACGTCAACCCAGGTGAACCGATCTATGGTCCTCGCAACCACATCGTGGATAGTAGCCTTCGGGTTCTCGGCCACCGCTCGCGCGAGGGACACGATCTGGTTGTCCCTAGACCGGTCCATCTTGAGCCGCAACTGGTCAGCCGGCGTCAGCGCCAGATACCCCATGAGCTGCGTCCTGACCCCATGGACCGCGTCACGCAACTTCGGCTGCTGCTCAAGCCTCCGCTCGAACTCGGCGAAGTACTTGGGCGCCTCATACTCGGCCGCTTCTGGGTCAGACGCATAGAGCACGAAGAACTCTGCCGCGCCCTCTTTCCTGACCGTGGGCGGATCATAGCCTGGCATGGACGTGCGCTGCCCAAGTGTCTCTAGCTCACCCTTCCACCGCTTGTCGTGCCTCTTGATCCTCAAGACGGCAATATCGAAGTCGTGGCCCGCCTCGTGGACGGCGGCCCGGAGATCCTCCGCCACCTTGAGGCGGATCATGCGCGCCCTGTTCTTGTAGATTCCGCGCGCCCCACGCATCCCTATGCGGCCGGCTCGAATGGGGACGCGTTCGAGTGCAGCCGTGAGGCTCTTGATGATGGCGGACGGGCTCATCGACGCATCGCGTTGTGGCGTTGGCCCTCGCGGCTTGGTGAACGCCGGGACGCCCTGATCGTACTCGCCAGGCATCCGCGACACGTCATCGTCCTCGAACTCGTCCGGGTCGAACGACGCGTCACCGTCAGCTTCTTCTTCTGAATCTGACTCCACGCCAGATCGCCACGAATCGCGCCACCATGGCGTCCCCGGCTTCATATCGGCGCGCTTGGCCAACTCACTCGTGCCTGGGTGGGTGACCCCCTTGACACCAACATCGCCAAGGCGGGCAATGTCGTCGAGTGCCGCGAGAAGATCATCCTGCGTCTCGATGTGACTGAAACGCGGATCCTGCTGGAGGCTCGTCACGATGTCGTCCACGCTGAACCCGGCTTGACGTTTCCCGCTCACCTTGTCGTTCTTCTTCGTCCGGAACACATTCGGCACGCCACCAAAATTGCCGTATGGCCCGGCCCATTCCCGGAGACGACGCAGTTCTCCAGCCAGCCCACCTCCGCCTTCGGCCTGAACGCTGATGCCGCCGGCAGCCACGATGGCCTCGAGCAATTCGCGTGGGTTGTATCCGGACTCAGCTACCTCGGCGTCGAGCGATTCGATGAAGTCCACGCGAGCCTCGAACTCGGCCCGCACCGCTTCGACGTCTACGTCTGGGTCAACTCGGACGGCGTCGGCGACGATGGCGGCGTAGACGTCTGAGTAGTGGTCGTCGCGTCTGGCTTTGGCGGCTTTGGCCGACTCGACTCGGCCTGGCGGAGCACTCGCCGCAACGCGACGGACGGGTATACTCCCGTCTTCACGAGGCGTCTCACTTCTTGCTGGTTGGCTTGGCTCAACATTGGGTGCGTCTCCTCCAAATAATCCGCCCTGGCTACCCTTCGTCGCCGTCGAGGCCTCACTGGATAGGCTGAACGGCACATCTAGTTGCGGTGTCGGGATGTTCTGCTCACGCACGTTTTCAGCGCCAGCTAGACGCGGCTGCAACTCGCCCGTGTCGAGCACGTCAACGACAGGCGCGGAGACTGGCGGCTCAACGGCCGGCGCGGACACGGCCTCTGCTTCAGCCGGCGGCTTGGCTATCTTCCCAGCCGCCGTGACCGCCTCACCGTACCGATCAATCGCCTTCCCGTAGTCGTCGAACTTGACGAGGCTCACGAGGTTGCCTGAGTCTTCGTCCATCACGCGTATGAAGCCGGCGCGGCCAGATTGATACAACTCGTACGACACGCCGTCGATGGATCGGTTTGCCTTCCTGGCCACAGGGCTGCCCATAAGGCTAGAGGCAATCTTCACAGGCGCAGGAGCGTCTACGGCTGGCGCTGGTTCTATTGGCGCCGCTACCGGCTCAGTGACCGGCGCTGCCGGTGGAGCCGGCGCGAACATCGCATTCGCATCGGCCACCATCGCCATTGGGTCGCCGTCAGCCACCGACTTGAACCATGCCTTGGACTTGTCGCCATACCGATACCCGGCCCGTTCCATCAACCGGCGCGTGGCGAGATCCGGCTTCTGATCCTCTGGGAAGGCAATCTCGACCGTCTTCCGCTCTGGGTTGTAGCGCGCAACTGGCCCGGTCGCGATTGGCGCCGCCGGCTCGCTTTGAGGCGCAGTAGGAGACTCCGGCGCGGGCTGTACCGGTACCGGTATGGGTGCCGTGACTGGGGCCGTGACGGGTGGCTCAACCGCTGGAGGCGCGACAGGCGGTTCAACCACAGGAGCCGGTGTCGGAGGCTCCCTAACAGGAGTAGGCACTACCGGTGCCGGCGCAGGTTGAATCGGTGGAGCCACCGGAGGCGCGACAGGCTGAGGCTCAGTCGGCGCGATGGGTGGCGCGACCGGCGTCGGTGCAACCGGCGGAACTACCGTCGCCGCTGGAGGCTGTGCCGGCGTGGCTACTGGAGCCGTCAGCGCGCTCTTGATCTGCGCTCCGCTGCCCATGACCGCACCGGCAAGCGTGCCCATCACGAGTGCTTGGTCTACGCCGGTTTCCCATGGACGCCCGGCAGCCTTGTTCTCGAGGATCGTCTCCTGAACCGATTGCGGCAGTTCTTCGAGTACCGCTTCCTGGACGGTGCCGGCCACAACCGCCTTCGTGAGCGACTTACGCGCGGCTGGGTCCTTGATCGCCGCCGCGAGCATCGTGTCCACATCCACGATCCCCCACGACTTCGCCAGCTTGGCCCCGAGCGCGCCAATGACGCTCGTCCCAGCACCAGCCGCTACAGATAGAGCCGACTGTGCCGGCGTAAGCGTGCCGTCTGGCGCAGCCTGCCTCAACGAGGACGCCATCTGCCCGGCGGTCACGGCGCCTTCGCCAGCCGCCGCACTCGCGACGAGTGGTAGCCCAGCCTTAATGAGTCCGCGCGCCACGCCGGCTCCACCCACCATGGATGGCGCTGACTCCACCACGTTATGCACGATGGTCGAAGGGTTCTTGATCGCCGCGATGGCCGTCTCGAGGATGCCATCAGCTTCTTCGACTGACCGGTTGGCCTGCTTCTGCTGGTCGCTGTACCAGCTACTCAGGATCTCCTTCGCGAGGGCTGGTTGGAATCCGACTGATTCGAGCGCCTTGCCGACTCTCCCTCCGGTGGGGATGTCGGCGAGACCCACCACGGCCTCTGGGATACCAATCGCGCCCTTGACGGCAGAGATGCCTAGATCCGCGACACGCTCAAGGAATGTTGCCGGCTTAGCCTGTGGCGGCTCAACATACCGCCCGCCGTGCTTCAGCATCAAGGCCTCGAACGGATCTTCGGAGGCAGGCTCAGGCTTCGCGGCAAGTTGTGCGGCCGACTTCTCGTCCCACCCAAGCGTCACCAGTTCGGCCGCGTCCTTCGCTCTCGGCGTCCCAGGCACACGCTCGCCGGTCTGCACATGAAACCCGCCAACTACGATCTGCGGATGCCCAGGCTTCTTGAAGTCAGATGGCCAATGGCCCGTGGCATCAGGAGCCGCACCAGCCTTGAATGCCGCACGGTAGTCGTACTGCTGCTGAGGGCTGTCCGGATCTGCGTCGAGCCCGTAGCGTTTCGCGGCATCTGAGTACCACGCCCGGAATGCGATCTCGTCTGGCTGCGGCCGCGTGGGCGGAGGAGGCGCCGGCTCGACATACCGGCCCCCATGCTTGAGCATGAGAGCTTCAAACGGATCGACTTGTGACGGCATCGACCCGTTACCTGGCCTGGTTGATCGCCGCGAGGTAGGCCTTGACGTCTACGCCTCGAGAGGCCAACTCGTCCGCCGTCTGCGCTACGACCCTCACGAGAGCTTCCTTGCTCCCGGCCCGCTGGATGGCTGCCGGTATCTGTTGAATCGCCGCCCGTGTGGCGTTCGGGCTCGTCCCGGCCGTCCGCACGGCTTCGGTCATCCGATTGACAGTCGGCGCGACGGCGCTGGACACCTCAGTGCCGAACGCCTTCATCTTCGCTACCGGCCCGGCCACCGCATTCGACACGATATCGGAGAGGCGAGGCTGCGGCACGAAGCTGGTAGGACGCGCGGCAGGGGCCTGTGGCGCCGGTTGTGGTGGCACAGGCGGCGCAGGGGCTACTGGTGCCGCCTGTGCCTTCTGTAGGGCCTCCCAGTCACGCTGGAACGCCGCTGCCGCCTCCTGCGTTGGGAACCCGGCTGGCTTGCCGTTTCTCGGGTTCTGCCCTACCACGATAGGAGAAGGAGCCGGCGGCGTCGGGGAGACAGGCCGAGCCGCCGGCTGTGCCACGGGCTCCGCTGGCGAGGACGGAGTAGGCGTGGCACTTCTTGGTGGCGCAGCCGGCGCGACGGGTGGCCTGGCTGCGTCAGATGGCAATACGCGTGACCGATTCGAGATGGCTCGCCCGGTAGCGGGCGCCGCGACCGGCGCATCACCTTCGCGGATCTGCTCCTGGTAGGCCCGCTCGATCTCGGCCTTCCTCGCGTTGTACTCGCTATCGAGCATCGGATCCGCTGGGATTTCACGATTCGTGAAGGGGTCGTACTCAGCCTTCATGCGCTTGCGCTTCTCTTCGTCGAGCGCATTCATGTTGGTCATGCGCCAACGGCTGGCGATGTTGCGCTGCTCGCGCGTCAACCGGTTTGGGTCTGATCCGGTCCCAGTTGGCTTCTCAGGCAACGGGGCCACGAGGGCAGGGTCAATCGGCTCCTTCTGGCCAGGGCGGTAGGCGTTGCCTTCTTCGTCCCTACCTATCCATTCCTTCTGCCCACGATAGAGGCCCCAACCCCACTCCTTCCTGGACTCCTTCACTGGAGCAGCGCCGGTCTCCGAGAACCCAGGCTCATCCGCCACGATCTTGAACGTCTCAGACCCGTCCGCGTTCTTGATGGTGACCGGGCGAGTGCCGACCTTCGGAGGAGCGGCGAGCTTTGCGCGCAAGTACTCACCGGTCGGGAGCACACTCTCGAGGATGTCGCGCTGGAACTTCGCCGAATACGTGGTCGGCATTCCCGCCGGAATAGGCAAGCCGGCGGCCTCAGCCTTCCCTATCGCTGCCTTCCATGTGTCGTCGTCGTGTGCGGCACCAAAGATCCTCGCGACCTTCTCGGCTCGCTCTGCCGCCTTGGTCGCCTCCTGCCGCTCCGCCTCGTTAGCCAGCCCTTGAATCCTGAACCCGGCATTGGGGTCCACCAACATCGCCTCGTTGGCCACGCCTTGAAGGTTCTGCGTCCCGTCAGGATTGCGCGGCACGAGCTTGAACAGATCCCGCACGGCCTCCTCTCGGCCGAACTCCATCATCTGGCGCTGATCGGCCTTCGCGATGCGGTCCATCTCGAAGGCGCGGATCTTCTGCTGCTCCGCCTCGCGAGCTCGCTGGTCACGCTGCTGCAAGACCTGATTCAGGCCAGCCGGGATCGACTGCGCCAGCGGCGCGTAGGCGTTCACCCGGCCGAACTCGCGCATAGCCTTGATCTTCCCGATGTCTTTCATCAGGTCGGCAGCGGCGAGCGCGTAGCCGTAGTTCCTCACGGTACCTGCCTTGGCGTGATGCGATCCCAGTAGGCGTCTTCGCCCCACCGATATATACCGAAGTCGTTCATGCGCTGTGTCTCACCGAACCCCATGAACCCAAGGTCGAGTGACCGGTCACCCTGCCGAAGGCCCCAATCACCCTGATCGAGGCGGCGGTCACCCTGGCTCAGTGAACGGTCGCCCTGGCCGAGTGTGCGCTCCTGGGTATACATCCCGAATGGGATGGTCTGGTTGTCGCGAGCGGCGTTGTAGTCGAACTCGTGTTCGCCGAAGTCCCGCATCCACTGGTTACCGTACTCCCCGGCACGACGCGACCGGTCGCCACTGAACACGTTGAACGCGTTTTGGTAGTCCTGCGCCGCCGTGTCACGGAGTCTCCAATACTCGTCGCTGCCGATATCCCCGGCCATCGTCGAGATGTGCTGCTGGACACCTGGGGTAAGAAGTGTCCCACGAGCGGCCGCGCCCTTCTCAATCGCCTCCGTGCCCAACCTGATCCGCGCCTGCACGAGTGGGTTGTCCTTGATCGTGTTGGGGTCCAGAGGCGTGTACGTCTGGTCCCATTTCTCCATCACGTCAGAGGGGAGCGCGCCAAGCGATGGAGTGAAATCCTTCGTCCAGGGCTCGAACTCCTTCCCGTAGGTCATCATCGAACCGGTCCCGCCACTGCCGTTCGACGTGGACGTCTGCCGACTGGAGCCACCGCTTCCAGATCCGGAGCCTGAACCACTAGACCCGCCTGGCGTGTTCGTGGCCCGCTGGTCGTAGTTGCTGAGCGCGCTGTTCATGAACCGCTCAACCGCGCCGGCATACATCCCGCCTGACCCGAGGTGCGCGGCGTCGTACCCGGCATTCCGGCGAACACCTTCCAGGTCTGACGGATGGTAGTCCACGCCCCTCGACGCGGCGCGGGCTTTGAGGTCAGCCTCCATCCGCGCCCAGTCAGTCAGGCCCTCGAACTCCGACCCACGCTGGTTGTAGATGGGCGCCCCGGCTTCTGCGGTGGCCTCAACGGGATAGTTGGGATACATCCCGTATCCGCCACCAAACTGCGCGATGGTCGGCGTGGCTGGCGCTGCCGGTGTCGGTGGAGGTTGTGGCACCTGCACCGTGTCGGCGTCGTCGAAGAAGGTTCCGTCGTCCGGATTTTCAACTGCCATAGCCGTTACCCTTGCAGGACGCGTCCGCCCTTGGCGGTGTACTTGGGCACACTCGACGCATGCACGCGGCGCACTTCCCCACTAGATGGATCCTGCATGAGGACCATTCCTGCCGTGGACGACTGAGGCACCGGAGCACCGAGCGCAGGCGGCGCCGGTACGCCAGGCGTGGTGAATTGCCCACGGCCAACCGACGTCAGGTCAGGCGCGACTGGCGCGCTCGAGCCGAACGAAGCCATAGTAGGCGCGGTCGTCGCCGGACCAATCACCCTAGCGACACTATCCGGCCGTGTCGGCCTTGCTAGCGTACTGAGAGCCTCGTTCCGTTTGTTCGCGGCCGTCGTCTCGGCAGCGAGGAATGGCGCGTAGTCGGCCCGCTCCCGCTCCCACTGCTCGCGGAGGAAGGCCAAGGCATCCTGTGCCGCCTTCTCTTGCGCGGCGGCCGCCCGGTCGGTCGCCTCAGCGCCCTTCTTCGAGGCAAAGATGTCGGCAGCGGTAGACCCGCCGAAGACGATGAGGTCCACAATGCTCTTTCCACTCAATCCCATACCGCCTCCGACTGCCGCGACTGTAGGTGCCGTGGCGCCATATCCGCCAATCGTCGTCGCCGTAGGGAGAGCGGCTGTTGCTCCACTACCGAAGGCTCCGGCCAATGGCCCTATACCAGCCGCGCCGAGTCCTGTGACGGCCGCTCCACCAATCGCAAGCGCGATACCAACATTGCGCTTCGTGGTGTTCTTCTGATTGAGATTGCCCCCCTGGTCGATGTGCATCCCAGATGGGACCGGCGTGCCAGCAGCGGCGAGCGCGGCCTCGAGCTCCGTCTGATCGTCTCGCGAGAGCTTGACGCGCCCATCCGTGGCATAGCCCTTCGAGCGCATGAAGTTCAGGTAGACCGGACTCAGGCGCATCGCCTGATTCCACTGATCCAACTCTTGCTCTGACGTCTGCCGGGTGGGCGTGACGGCCATCTACTACACCGATGCGATGGTCTGATTCACCAGCTTGTCGCGCAACTCCACGACGAGCCGTGAGGCAATCCAATTGGTGAGCAACTCGCGGGCCTTCGCCATGACGTCCGCTTCGTCGGCGGCCTCGAACACGATCACGTCCACCGTCATGCCTCCGTCGTCCACGATCTCCGTGGTCACAGAGACGCCGGCATTCTTCGTCGTGAGCCGCACGCATTTCATGTGATACATGGCAGTGATTCTACGCTAGTTCAAGAGACAGTCCACCATCTCCGCCTTTGCCGCCTGAGCCTGAATCCACCTCGCCGCCGCCACCGCCACCGCCTCCGCCGCCGAGATACCTGGCCCCAAAGGGAACTCCGCCGCCAGCTCCGCCGCCACCGCCATCTTCCGTCCCGGTACCGGTACCGCCTTGTGAGCCGGGGTTCGCATCGTACGGCGAATCACTAGGGCTTGGCGCATCGCCGTTCTCGTCCTCAGCGCCTCCAGCCCCACCAGTCTGACCATCGCCGTCGCCGCCGTCGCCGCCGACGCCACCGTTCGAGACATCAGGACCACCTCCGCCGCCTCCACCCGCGCACCCGGTCACGTTGTCCACCGCGTTGTTCCCGCTGCTGCTGTACGGCCCGCCACTGCCGCCAGCCGTCCCGGCTACCGCGCCACCACTCGCCGTGTAACTCCCGCCTGAGACTGCCCCACCGTTTCCGTTGTCGTCTGGGTCTGGGACACCGCCGGTTCGCCCACCTTGGATGTTGAGCACATAGGCGCCGCCAGCCCCGACACGAAAGTAGGTGTCTGGCCCGTCCGTCTCGTCATTCCCGACGCCGAAGGATCCCGTGTAGACCAACGCTACGAGCGTGTGCGATACGCCAGTGAGGTCGCTTCCCCCGCCACCGCCACCACCACCGCCCGTGGAGTTGGCTCCGTCCACGAGCCCTGGCGCGCCACCTCCACCTGCCGCCACGCCCTTGACTCGGATCGCCACGCCGCTCTTGTTGAACGTGAACGTGTAAGACCCAGCCGTGGTCAGAATCAGCGGCCCGGACGCGAAACTATGGACCCCAGAGGCCGCGCCTGAGTACGTGACGATCAGATCGCCGATCCGGCGGAGAGGCACCGCGAGGAGTGGCGGGCTGTGCATCATCAGAAGTTCTGCCCGGAGACGAACCAGATGTAGGACGTTCCACCATTCACGGTGAAGAACGTCAGCACGTCCTGCTTGTTATTTGTGGAGGTCGGGGTATACGTCATCGCAGACGCGAAGAGGTGAGATGCCCCAAACGTGGCCGTGTATGGCGTCCCGTTTGCCGTCAAGACCAACGTCCCCTGCGCCACGATCCCAGAGGCTCCAGCAGACTGGACCACCACCGACGTGATGTTATCGTCCAGAGCCACTGTGAACACCGTCGATTCGGCGAGGTTCAGCGTGAGCACGCCACTGACGATGTTGGGCGAAGACGTGATCTCGCGTGGAGTCGCCGCTCGAAGCAC